AACTTTTAATACTTCAAGTATTGCTCTTGCAAATTCTTTATCAAGAATTATTTGATTGATTAGCTGTAATTGAAAATTCTCACCTAAATAATTAAAATTTTTATCAGAATTCATTTATATTTTTTTTTATTGGTTGAATTAACCAGCTAAATTGTAATTAAGATATGTGTAAGTCAAGTTTTTTGATGAAAAAATTTCAACAAGATTTTTCATAATTTCCTTAACTTTAGGTCTCAAATCAACAGTGTACCTAACTTTAGGTGGATATATTTTAGCATTAAATTCTCTATGCATAATAATATTATCACCATGTTTAATAAAAATATTAAAATTCTCAACCCCATCAGTCATTGAAGTATTTAAAATAGTTTCATTAGCCATAATGTCATCAATATTTTCAAGCATATATAATGCAGTTCTGTCAATCAATTCTTTTTCCATATCATCTTTCAGGTATTTAATGTATTCATATAACTCATATGAGCTTTTTGCATCATGATTATACTCTCTCACATTGAAGTACCTTTGAACAATAATCTTATCGTTCAATTTCATTAAAAATTCAAGCTTAACCAATTCTTGTTCTTTCGTGTTTGTCATATATTCTTTTTTCTTTTCTTGTTAGTTTTAAAAATGGTGTTATTAATTTAATCCATACATCATCAGTTTTTGGTAGAAATTTAAAAAATCCATCTTCCATCATATATCTCATTAAGTTTTTGTACCCTCTACCATTTGGGTCTAATGATTCACGATAATACATCTCTACAATATTTTTTCCATCGTCATTAATTAAAGGTTTTGATAAATCAATTAACTGTTCATTAATTATAAAAAACTCATCACCATAAACACCATTTTTTGTTTTACCAGTTAAAAGATTATTTATAGCTGAGTTGTTTTTATCCTCATTAAATAATTGTTCTGCTTTTGATAAAATATCGGAAATTGTTACCACTCTTTCAAGTACTTCAGGAAATAATTTTACAAAAGTTTTTTCACCTAAATAATAAATTCCATCAATATTGTCAGATTTGTCACCAGACAATATTTTATAAGTTTTAACATTTTCAATAGGTAATTCATAATATTTTAACTTTATTTTATCACCTTTTTTAAATAATCTTTTTACTGATAATGAATATTGTGAAACATTTTCAGAAACTAATTGTAATAAATCAGTATCTGATGATAATATTGTTATTTTTTCATCTTTAGCAATACTACAATAATAAGCTATTAAATCATCAGCTTCAACCCCTTTAATATCAATTTGCCTGACAAACATATCCTCAAGATATAATTGAACTCTATGTTTCTGATATCTAAAAGATTCTTCATACACATCATCCTCAATAACTTCAGGTCTTTTTTCTTTATATTTGGGATATATTAATTTCCTTGCTATTCGATTATCTTCACCATCCCACATAACAACAACTTTATCGAAATCATAGGTTTCGATAAAGTTTTTAAGTGTTGTTATGAAATACCAGATGCCACCAATATGCTTATTATTATGATAATAATTTTTAACACCATTAACGCCAATTTTTAAGATGTTATATCCGTCAATTATTAATGTTTTTTTCAATCTAATACTTTTTCTTCTTTCAAATCAAAATCCCCATCAACTCCTAATATTGTTTTCCAATACTCAGCATATTCTTTTTTGTATTTTTCAATTGATGCCTTTTCTTCAGATGCTTCTTTACCTGCTAAAAATCCGTGTGGTGTTACAATAATTTTACCATCCTCATAACCCAATCCTGAAATATGATTTTTTAATACAGAAATTTTTGTTCTACTTGCAAACTTAACTGTTCTTTTATCTTTTGTTGCTGTAATTTTAGTTGTTCCTGCATTTTTTTGGTTACCAAATAAGAATACCAAAGATGAATTTAGCCAAATTGCTTCACCACCTTTGGCTTTAATTTTAGGTTGTCCATATGGATTATCAGCTGGCTCGACCCAGGGCTGATTCAAAATAATTAGTGTATTTTCATATTTAGAATCTGCCTTTCTTGAACCTGAAATCCTTTGGTTAATACCCATACCTATTTTATCAGATAATGTTGCTGCATTATGCATTTTACCACCTTTACCTTCATATGTCATTTGACAAGGAACCGAACCAACAGAATCCCAAATAAAACACAAGCTATAATCTAAATCACCTTTTTCTTGCGCATCCAATAAATCATTAATAAAATCTGTTATTTGTTCGATATATTGGAAGTTATTATTAAATAAAAAAAAACCATCCCAATCAAGTTCACCTGTTTCCTCGTCAATAATCTCTTTACATTCTAAACCCATAAGTTTAGCGTGGTCGAAACTCCATTTTTGCTCTGTAATAATAAAAACAGGCAAAATACCAATTTTTTGTGAAGCAACAGCGGTTTTAATTGCTGCAGTTGTCTTTCCCGTATCTGAATGACCGAGAAACATATTTAAATGTCCAATTGCTGGACCAGGAATACCAACCGCATCCAAGAACTCTGAACCCAAATCAAAGTATCTTTGTGGTTTATATTTAGCAGAAGTTGAAAACTTCTTTTTTATCGAACCGAAATCATTTTTTTTAATTGCCATATATTTTTATTTTTAAAAAAAATAGACATGAGAATTAACCCATGTCTATTAATCATTTTATTTATATTTATTAGAACGGTAAATCATCATCAGATTCCTCCTGCTCTTGAGGGTCAACTACTGGTGTAGATACATTATTAATTTGTTTACCCCCAAAAGTAGAATTTGATGTTGTTGAATCACCATATACATATTTACCAAGAGCTGAATCCCATTTAGGAACTTTACCAAGAGAAACTGCTTCGAGATATTCCAAAGGTTTTTTAGAATAAACATCTCTCCAAGTTAATTCATCATCTAACCAAGATTTCATTTGGTCTTTATCTTCACTAAGTGGTGCTGGGTCATCATACATAATTGTCTGAATTGCCACATACTCACCCCCTTTCGGATTTTTTTGTTTAACGAGTTGTAAAATCAAATCTCGGCCTTTATCAGCATCTGTAATATCACCTTTTGCCTTATAAATTGGAATGATTTTATCAAAAACACCTTCTTTTTTATAATTGTGCTTAAATCTCCAAAACTTAGGACCATCTTGTGGGTTATCACGGTCAATTACTTTTACAACATAAAACTTACGAGCTTTATATTGGTTAGCAAGACTTTTATCACTTTCTTTACCAGTTGAAATAAGTTCTTCATATACTTCATTTAATGGTGACCTTTCATTATCATTTCCTGAAGGGTCATACAATTTTGTTAATTCACCATTAACATAAATTTCGTGAAAATACGCTTCAACGAATGGTGAAGAACCATCTTTAGTTGGAAGAATCCTAATCCTCAATTGACCTGAAGATTGATTTTTAGGTAGAATTGCTGCAAAATACTTTTTTAACCGTTCCTCTTGAGACATTTTAGGTCCTGAAGAGCTACTTTGATTAGCCTTATCATACTGTGCTAATACTGAATCTAATGTTGACATCATATATTTATAATTTTGTTACTAAACAAGTATAGTTATAGAATTATAAAATGTCAAATAAGTAGCTTAAAATTTCTCAAAATTCTCATCCTCATCATCTACATCAAATGTATCTTGAATTTCGGATTCTGAAAAGTCTTTAACATCATCTACAGTTAAAACATATTCATTTTTACCAGATTTTTCCATATCAACCTCTTTATCATTAAAAAAATCTGTCAATTTCTGATTAAATGGTCCTGAATCTAAACTACGTAATTCAAGTTTTTCCTGTGGAGTTTTTGGACGATATTTTTCAAGTTTAGTTTCTAAAGAATTGATTTTATCAATTAAATTATCCATTTCACCTAATTTAGTTTCTAAATTTGATAATTGATTAAACAATTGATTAAAATAATTATCTTGTTTTTCAATTATTGAATTTTGAGAATTTACTAAATCTGTAATTTCTAATTCTTCAGTACCATCTTCACTTGTCGCCTCAGAACCTTCTGGATTTCCTTGATTATCAACTTTTTCAACTTCAGGGTCTGATTCAACATCAATTGGTGTTGGTTGTACAACATCTGCAGGTGGTGTTGGTTGAGTTGTATCAATTGGTGCTGATTGTGTAGCATCAGTTGGTGCGGCAATATCTAAGGGTGCATCAACTTCAGCATCTGGTAATGCTGCAGTGTCTTGTTCAAAAATATAATTGTTAATTTGATTATATCTCTTTAATTCTTCTAAAATTCTTTCATCAATTTTTAACATAGCATTATCCAATTAATAGTTGTTTCATACCTGTTGATGTTTCTACTTGAATTTTTTTATTTTGATTAATTGTATTATCAACTCTTTCAATTAATCCGTCTTTCATTCTAATAGTATAACAATTCCCAGAGTCTAAATCACAAACCTCTTTAAATCCATTTTCTGTAGTTTTTTCAGTATATCTACCTGTTTTATTTAAGTAACTGTCCAATTTATTTTGAATATCCATAATATTTTATTTATAAATATCATATATAATAAAAAAATTAATACAATGAATTATCTTTTGCCAATTTAAGAGCTTTTTCAATTTCTTTTAAATAATAATTATATTCTTCCTGATTCTTATTTATATAATCAACCAAGGCCCCAGCTGATAAAGTATTAGATGTATTGAAATTACTTTTCCATTTTGCAAAAATTGTTTGAGCGTCTATTGTTGAAAATGTGCCTGAAACATTTTGCCAAAAAGCCTCCATAAATTTAAGCATTATATTTAAATCATCAAAAACTGCATAAGGATAAGAAACACCATCTGAACCTATTTGACAAATAAATTCTTTATTAAAGAAAAATTGCAAATTACCCCTCCAATTTACATCTAATCTTGCTCCACAAAAATTATTATTCCAAGTAGTAAATACATTATCATTATATGTTGCTAAATAAATTGTTACAAATGTTAAAACTCTTGAATTTGTTAAATTACCCCCTATAGTAACCTGCTCTTTTATTTTATTAATAACATCTGTAATATTAAGTTTACTTCCAGATTCTTCTACAGAAATATAATTAGTAAATTTTTTATTAATAATTCTTAAACAATTACTCGAATTATTATCAATTTTAAAAGTATTTCTTTTTATTGGGTTACTTGGGGAATTTTGAGTTGTTCCAGTATTACTATTTGTTGGATTTGTACTTACGCTTTGCGTTGTTGTCTTAACTAAATCATTAAATATTTGATTAGTTAAACTTTGAATATAATTACTTATTTTAGGTAATGCGAAAATTTGTTGTCTAATACCTTTAAATGTTGTTCTAAATGAACTTGGTGTAATTACATGTCGTACTTCATTTATATGATAAGGACCATTAAACATTGGAACATATTGTAAATTAAAATACATAGTTGGTTGAATTAATGCATTACCTAACGATTCAACTTCACATTCATAAGACCTTGTTGTGTAAAAATTCCATAAAGAAACGTTTTGTGTCGCAACTTTTTTACCGTTAGCTTGATTAATCATTCTATTAACTTGTTCCATGGATTCCAAAGTTTGTTTACCTAAATCCTGGCTAACATTAAATCTATAAAATATATTTTGATTTCTTAACCCAATATCAACATTAAATCCTACAACTCGGTTAGTTAATCCCCAATTTTGCTTATCTTTTAATTTATCAAGTAATGGGTTATCACCACCACAACCAAATTTAAATGCATCATTTTTAAATCTGAAAGTTTGATTTTTATCCATATTAGGGTATTCACTCGGTTTTGCAATGTATGTGCAAATTAACTTTGGTGATGCTTTTCTGGTATCAACATTTAAAAATGTACCAAAAAGATTATTAGCAAATTCGAGTGTACCTTCAATTTTTGGTACTGAATTGCGCTGAACTTCTTGAACATTATAAAAATTAACATAACCTGGACTCATCATTGTAACAAAGTCATGCTTGGTCATTATTGAGTTAATATATGCGAATACTGAAGCACTTTCATTCATATCTGTTAACAATATTCTAACTTTATATGGGTCAATTAAAATATCATTGCCAATATCACGATTTGCTCTATCTAATATTAAAACATCTTCTAAGAATGTTGTTTGCTTATAATCATATCCTGAAATCCAAGAATCATTTATTGATTTAAATTTTTCCCATAATTGTAATTTAGTAACTTCAGAATCTATAGCTGTAGTTTTTTCAGAAATACTTGCTTCGGAAACATTTGGTAAATTTTTATTTACCTTTTGAAATAAACTATTTAATAATAAATTTGAAAATTCTTGTTCTGAATTTAAATAATTCTCAATAAGCTGAACAAATTGATTTCTATTTATAACATTATTTTTTGTTTTTTGTGTTGCATACACTTTAATTAGTGGAGCCAACTCTTTAACAGATTTTTCACTAAACTCAATATTCATATCAACAAAGAAATCAGTGTAAAAACTACCATTATCAGAATATTTTAAACCATCTATTGATGAAAATCCGACATAAGTTCTTAATGCTTTCCAAGCTGAAGGATATGCTAATACAGATTGTGCTAATGTAGTTGTACCACCGATAGTTGGTAAACTATTTTCAATATATGGTTCATATGTTAAGGTATCAATAATGTTAGTGTTTTGTCTAAAACTTTCAAACACTTTACGATTATAATTTGCAGGATTACCATTTTTAATTACTACATCATATTCAATAAATTTCTGAATTATTAAATTAGCATTATTTAATTGGCTTTGTTTATTAGAATTAATAAAATTTTCAGAATTTGTATAAGATACTTGATTAACGGATAATAATTCTTTTATTAATAATTGAAAGTTTTTATATGTTGTTTCAGTATTATTAGGTAAAGAATCTATAATAATTTTATTAATAGTTGTTCCACTTGATGATGTTGATACACCCTGAACTTCAAAATCATATTCAGATTTAGCAAAATTTAAAAATTCAGTTTCCATAATGTCTAAAGCCGACCTGTCAAAAATTGAAAAAATTTCTTCAATGTTTGTGTAATTATCTGAATTATTTAAAATAAATGTTTGCTGTTCGCTTTCGCCTGTTAAAATTTGTTTTAAATACTGCTCAGGTGTTGCAATTACGATATTCGAATTATTGAAATAACCGTAATTAGGTAAAGACCAAAAAGTTCTTACTGAACCATTAAATATAGATGGGTTATTTTTTATTGGTTGCTTTAATTTATTATCAACAATACATTCATTTAAAACTTGATTAATATTTGTACCAAAAGATGGTAAAATATATGTTTTATTTAATAATGAATCTTGTAAAGATACTGACCAAGTTTTGAATCTTAATCTATCGTTTATATTTAATGGGTCATAACCAACATCTAAATTAAATGATGAACTATCACCAAAAACCAAATTAAAACCATTTGTAACATTTAATTGTGATTGGATATCAGAATCTGAATATGTATCAAAAATTTGATATCCCCTTAAAAATACGCTAAAATCATTTATTAATTTTGGATAAAATCCTACATTAATTTCTGTTAAACTTGTTGCTCCAACAGTCGTTGTATTTTGTGCTACAATTTTTTTAGGAGTACCATTAATAATTAAATTATACTCTTTTGATAAACTATTACCGATTGGGTCATAATTTGTTTGTGCACTAAAATTTGTAAAAACATTTTGTAATATATCAACACCATTTTCTACATAATTTTTATATCTATGCCATATAGAACCGTACTTCAATATAAAAGCATATGGTACCTTGTGTAAGGCTCCATATTTTTTAAATGTTGCAAAAATATAATCTAAATCATTTGTTGTTTCATTTGATGTATATGTTTTATATTTTTCTCTTAATGTTGATAATGGTAAACTATTCAAGAAAAGATATGCTGCAGCTTTATATGGATTTTTATCACCATTAAGCCAGTTGTTTACACCCTCCTGAATTGAATTAATAAAATATGGAGTATTTAATATTGATGTGGTTTGTAAAACATTTCCACTATAATTAATAAAACCTTCAGTAGGATACATTTTAGCGTTTGTTTTTTCAGAATAAAATGTTGATAGCCTATTTTGGGTTGGCGTAGGGTCAATATTAAAAATTTTATATATATTAAAATTTACAACAGGTCTAACTTCATTAGTTGACATTTCTGGAGTAAAATTTGAAATCATTTTTTTGTTTACATTATAAAATAATGTTTGTGTAGTATTGAAAGTTTGCGCTATACTTGTAGTTTTTGAATTTGCTAAATTTTTAACATACCATGTATCGTTATTATATGGAACAGTATCTAAAAACTCAAAATTATTGGATTCAGTACTTAATAAATAATCTTGTAATTTAGATATTTGTGTAGGTTCTGGCTCGATAACATTTGAGTTATTATCTAATAATTCTTTATCAAATATTGCAAAACTATTTTCAATTTCTTGTTGAATATATGATGTTGCAAAATCCCCTCTAATGTACTTTTGCCAACTTTCTCCTAAACCGTTATTTGAAATATTATATAATACTGATTCATAATTTGTAGAATTAAATCCATAATTTTTTAATTTTTGAGTTAAACTTGGTGATGTTGCACCAAGAGATTTTTGGATATTAATAAATTCAGATTCTGAAATTACATCAGCTATTCTATTTTTAGCACCCCTTTTGTTAAATCTCTGATAAAAAGATGCTAAATACAGTCTTTCCCATATTTCATAAAGAAATTTACTTTCTTGTTTATTTGAAAATATTGTATTACTTGTCGGAAAATCAATACTATTTAAAGATACTCTGTTAACAACATATTGGGCATTTGTATAAGGTGTTATTTCAGATAAACTTCCACCATCTTTTGTTAAAACATCAGCTTTTAAAAATTCTTCAATAAATTCAATTTCAGGCCATACATCATATAAATATCCTTTAGTTTTAGAGATAACTGTTGCGTCCCCAGGATACATTAACTCATACTTTTCACCATTATCATCATTAGTCTCTCTAAAATATTGAGGCCATGGATATACTGGATTTAATTCTTCACCTTCAATTTGTACTCTATCTTTAGAATCTGAAGATAATACTGTAGAATTTGTACCAATAATAGATTCAAGTCTATATTTATTTTGACGCTGTTCCCAAGCTGATTCATGAACATCACACATAAGTCTAATAAATGCTTCAGTATTTGCTAATATTACAGCAAGAATATTACGTATACTTGGTTTGAAACCTAATCCACCATCACTACTTGAAAGACGTGTTGATAAAATCTCAGTAAGTTCTTTTTGAATTAATTGTTGTTTTTCATCTAAACGATTATTCATTAACTGAATTTGTTTAGTAAACTCACCATTACCATCAAATGAAAACCACATTGTACTATTAAATGTATTATTTGGTAATGATAAAAATAATACCTTACTTTCATTAACAAACCTATTAAAATCTTCAGTATTTGTTAATGGATTTTTATTAAATCTTAATTTGTAAGACTCTTCATAATCTTTATTATTTAATAAAGGATTAATTTTATTAACCTTTATTTTTTGATATACACTTGAATTAATTGTTTTATTGTTAATTGTGTAATTACCATTTAATCCATATGTTTTATTTTCTTTTAATTCTTCATTGTATTTATTGGTTATTTCCTTTAATTCAACTAAAGCTCTTGAAATTAATCCATTTTCAACAATTTCTTTTTTAAACGTATATATTCTATTATTATTATAACTATAAAAATCTTTAGTGTTCAAATACTTATTAACCCAAGATACTTGATTATATAATATAACTTCACCCTCAAATTTATTTAATGTTGTTCTATAATTTTTAGCATCTGTTAACGGTATTAAATCAGCTTGTGTAAAAGTATTCAAAATGTATGTCTCAAGATTTTCTAATCTAATTAATAAATCCTGAATTGTTATTTCAGGAAAATTGTCAGGTATTAACCCTTTAGATTTATAATCTGAATAAACTTCTCTAACTTTTTCATATCCTTTTGATGAAGTTATTACTGATACTGGTTTCCGATTTTGGTTTAACTGATTAGCTGAAGACTGTAAATTAGCATTATTTGTTGGAGAAATTTGATATTTTTTTCGATACATATAAGGCACATTCATTATTGTCTTCATAGGTAACATTGTAAGAATATTATACTTATATGTATAAAATTTAACAGTTATTTTAAAATTTCCACTTTCAGTATCAAATCTGGCTGAGAATGTTCTTAATGCTAATTGATATTTAATTGCTTGGCCTAAATAGCCTTTTACTGTTAAATAAAAAAGTGGATATGGATAATTGAAAAATACTGAATATGGGGAATTTTCACCTTTCTCAAATAAAGCTCTGCCACGGATATCTTCCATTTGAATTGTTACTTCTGGCATAAAACTTAAATTGGAATTAATCTCAATTTGAGTAATTCCTAATAATTCTGTATCAATATTATTTTCTACAGTTTGCGTAATATATTTTTCAGAGGATTGATTATTAGTTTTTTCAATGATTTGATTGACACCTTTACCTTTAACAGTATCTAAACCAGTAATCTCATCTAAATATTCATTTGTTAAATTTGTTTTATTACCAGGTTTTAAAAAATTTACTTTAGCAATTGATATTGTTTCATTGTTATAATTACCATTTGAACCTACAGCAAGTCTTGTTCTTGGAAATAATGAGCACTCTAAATTAGCATAAAAAACTAAATTTTCATGATTAATTAATCTGTCATTAACTTCACCAAAATCATTAACAACTTTATTTGGGTTAACTAAAATTAAGTTTTGACAGTCAAAATCGACAAGAATATTTTCATTACCTACCATAATAAAAGAAATAATTATTTAATTGAGATTCATAATCCTGAATAGAAGATATTAAAGGAAATGGAATTGTCAATATAGAACCATCAGGTATATTCCATTCAAGCCCACCATACTGTGGATTAGCAAGCATAATTAACCAACCAAATACAGGACTCTGATAATACTCTTGAGATATTTTATCTAATCTACTAATACCTTGACGATAAATAAATTGTTTATCTGTAGATTTTGAAGGAATCTTCACAAATGGTACAACGGTTTGTTGGCCATTAATTAAAAAATTATTGTATCTATTATAATATAATGTTGACATCAATTTAATTTATTTTTTCCATTAAACACTTTGGTATCTTCATTTGAATTACCGTTTTTATATATATTTTGAATCCTCGTTTTTTGTTCATCAGTTGCTGGTGTAAAATTGTTAAAATTAAAAACTCTATTAGACGTGTTATCAAATGGACTCCATTTTTTATATAATAAATTATATTCTGAGGTAATTCCTTTAAAATATGTTAAATCACTATTATATTGTCCTCGATATATTGGTTCCTTATTCTTAAAATAGTTATTAAAAACTGTTTTTACATTTGTTGTACTTAAATTAATATCAATTTTAATATCTTTTAAAACAGCATCAGTAAATTTATTAAACTCTTCACTATTTAAAATAATATTTGACATTAAAACATATACTAATTTATCAGTATTTGCTAAGAATTTAAAATTTTCAATTTCGTTTACTATACTAAGATTATTAATAGTAATATCTTTATTAACTAAATTATATTGATTATATAATTGATAATAACTATTTAATTTATCACTACTTAATTTATAGTCACCAACTAACTCATCTAATGTATTAGCATATTTACTATTTGGTGTAACGCCAGTTGTTGATAATAGATTATATACTATTGCATCTTGATTCGAATTAATATAACCATCACTTAATGTTGCAACAAAATCGATTTTTGAAAAATCTGTAATTAATTTTTGTTGAACAGATACAAATTCATTATTAATCTCTGTTAAATTTAATATAACATTTTCTTGTAATCTAAGTAAATAATTAATTAAATTTAATTTAAATTGTTTAATGTAAGTTTTTTTACAATTATTATTATATAATTCTTTAATTAAACCATAACCATCATCATTTTTACTATTAACTTTTTCAATTTCATCAATTATTTTATTAGTTAAACTAATTATTAATGACTCATATGAATCAGATTTGCCAATAATTTTTAATGACTTTGGTTCCGCACTGTATTGTAAAATATTACCCGTATTATACTTAACAGATTGTGTAAGCAAATTAACCAATGGTAAATTATAATTTGTAATAATCTGATTAAATTTATTATACACTGAGTCAATATATGTTTGACCATCTGTTAATAATGCTCCCATTATTTTTTGATATGAAGTTGTACCTGAAATACCATTTTCTAAACTTTGTTGTGTTAATATTGTACCAATTGTTTGACCACCAGCATTTTCAATATTATTATTAACAGGTAATACTGGTTGACTTTGGGACAATATATCATTTTTTAAATCCTCATCAAATACTTTATACGAATCATCAGTAGCGTCAGCTCTTTCGTCAAACATTTCAGTATTCGCATAATAATTAAAACTTAAGGCATTTTGTAATTTATTAATCGGTTCTTTTAGACCTTGCCCACCAACAAAATTAAAATTTAATGTAACTTTAGCAATCATTGGTTGAACACCAATACCTTCAGGATTAATATCAAGAACTAATGGGTCATAACCAATTTGTAAACCCGTTGGAACAATTTTCGTATGAAAAAAATCACCAATTCTAAGAACTAAAACAGGTGGTGCACCAAAATTAGTATTTGTTGCATTATCATATTTTGGTTTACCATCTGTACCAATTACTGGTATTGTGTCACCAGGTCTTGTACATTGTTGTAAAAATGTTAATCGAGAATTTAATCCTTCAGGTGTAATTGAATGAAATGCTGGAGAAAAATATTTAAGTTTTTCTTTAACTGAATCATAAAACATCGGATTAGATTCTTTAATTAATTCAAAATAATCACATTCAGATAATAATCTTCTTAAAATCTTTTTAGATATACCATCTCTTAATTTTTGCTGAATTGTTACTGTTGGCCTTGGCGGTGTTATAATAACTTCATTAGGGTCATTATTTTGTGTCGTATTTTGCGTATTAATGTTTACTGGTGGTGGATAGTAAGCTACAATTTTATCAATAACAACTCTACGACACGCCATAGCATCTACAGAATATATCTTATCATAATTTACATTGTTTGTATCCGCATCCGTACAATTATAAGAATTATAAGTAATATCTGAAGGTACTGTACGTGGCGTAACAGTTGTTTCTTCACCAAGAGCTGATTCAGAAATTTCTAAATTTTTGTTATCAACATATGGTTTAAAAAACCCATCACGAATAGTTTCAAAATATTTTTTTACAGAATCTATTCTACGTTTAGATAAATTAATGTTATAATTTTTTGTATTTGGTGATGATGCTGAACCTTTAAGAAATATTTTTAAATTTGGCTTTACACCATCATTATTTACATTAATAAAACTTTCAAAATACTCTTGAATAGCATTTAATAATTCAGAATTAATATAATTGTAATTATTAATTATTACTTTTTCAAAAAATGTATCAACAGATTGTTTGTTTTTAGCGTTATCTTGATATCTTTTAATATCTTTTGGCGATGTATATGTATTATACCAAGTTTGAAAATTAGCAGTTGCCGTTGTCCTTTCAGTTTTGGGGTCTGGATAATCATTATCAAAATAAAATCCTAAATTTTCATAATTACTAAAATTAATTATATTAATATTGTTTGATGAAATATCTGGATTTACCCCACTATCACCATTTGGTTCAGAATTTTGTAAATTAACACTCTGAGCATTTTTTTTCAAATTGTCTAAATCTTCACCTTTTAAATTAACATCAGTAATTATTTTTTGAATTTCAAATAATTCATTAGGTGATAATGTATTCCAACGTTTTGCAAGCTCATATATATCATATTTTAAACATCCTGCAAAAAATGAATCAACAATTGCATTAATATTTTCAGTATTTGTCTCTTTTCTTAATTCATTATTAACAATGGTATTTAATATGCTTGGATGGTCAACAATTATCTTCCAACTAACACTACCAGTTCTTTTAGTGTTTTTATATGTGTATATTGGTTCAGGTCTTCCAAGAAAATCATTATCTTGAAATGATGGTGTTGCCGACTCATTAAATTGTAAATCATACGGAGGAAACCACATTATTCTACCACCATTGGGGCCTCGTTCACAAACTGGTAAATCATCGTATGTAAATCCTGGTCTATTTGATGTTCTCCATGCAAGATTTTCAAGTGAGAACATATATTTTTTAACTTTATTATCTACAATATTTGTTGAACCAGGATTTTTTAATGGTGCAATATTTAAATTATATGTATTATCTAATATTGAATATGTAAATTTTCGAATATTACCATCAGTTTTTTGTAAATCTGCATATGTATAATATGGCGTATCTTTGGTGAATACTCTGCAATAAATATTTGACGAAACGTACTGGCCTTTAGATGGATTAGTATATCCAATTACTTTAGACCCTTTAGTTATTTCTTTATATCCATCATTAAACACCTTACTTAATTGATTAATAGCATTACCAACGTGAGATAATCTTTTAGAACCATTTGGCGTAGAATCAACTAATCTTTGTGTAATATCTAAGATAGAACCTTGTTTAAAGTTATAATTTTGAGATATTGATGAATCAATTTGTGATTTAATCAAATTGAATTCAGAATCTTCAGGACCTTGGTCTCCACCAACAGTCGCTTTAAATCCTGGATTATTGTACTTTTGTGAAGTCCAAACAAAACCACCGTCAATACCACCACCATCTGTTAAACTTTTACCATTAAATCCAAATTTTAATCTTTGGTCCCCTTCAAATAAATTACTTAAAACTTCAGGACCATATACTGGTGACTGAACTTCTTGACCAAAAGAATTTAATGGCAAGTCTCCACTTGGTGAGTTTATTAATGATGGCTCAGATTGTTTACTACCAACATAATAACCACCTTCAGAAGGTTTATCCAATAAGCTTCTAAAAAAGTCTCTTACAGTATTAACAAGCCCCAAATTACTACGCTCATATGTTGGCGTATATTTGTTATAATCAAGAAGATAAAATAATTGTGATTTTTGACCATCACCAGTATTATCCAAAAATAATTGCGATGGATTTTTTTCTTTTGAAAGTAAACCCATAACTTTACCCAAAATACCACCAGATGGCGTTTTACCATTATTAAACGCTGCAGATATCTGACCAAAAAGACTTAAATTCTGTTCACTAAATTGAAAATATTCACCAGGAATTGGTGATGATGGATAATAAGCCCCAGATAGTCTTGCTGTAAAATCTATGCCTCTTAATGCTAAATTTGAAGGTCTTGTAATTACCCAATCTCTTTCTATAAGTGGTCTTTTACCTTGTAAAATTTGTAAAGCTTCAATAGGGTCTGAAACAGCATTAGGTAAATTAACTCTACCTATTGTATTTTGTGTTAATTCTCTTGCAATTCTTTCTCTAAATTCGTTTCTTAATGTTGTTGCACCAAGTCTCGCTAAATATGAATCTTGTGATAATCTTCCATTAGTACCTTGAGGATTATCTTGTAATAAAAGTTGATATGGTGAATATGATGATGGAACAAAAGAAGTTGGAACGCCATAATTAGTATAAAATTGAACAGTTGGACCAGTTCTTGGCTGAATAGTATTACCAACAGTAAATGTTGAAGTATTTGGTGACGGATTAAATATATTATTATTAAATGAGTCTTTAGTAAATTGTTCACTATTAATTAATAAATTCGCATCTGAATAATCATATTCACCTAAATTAGTTTTTGTATTTGCTAAATTACCTGCATTAATATTTTTATTGTAACCGCCAGATGGTCCATAAGCATTTAATGGATATAAGATATCCGCAAAAGGGTCATTTAAAATTAAATTATCATCAGAATCAATAACTGGTAAATCTCTTTGAATTACTTCATATATTCTTGGTCCACTTGGTGGTGAATATACTCCAGGAACTGAATATGGACTTAAATTCCTTACTATTAAAGCATTTCTAAAACTTGCTGTTGATGGAAAATCTAAAGGACTTGGCATTTATCTTTATTATTTTTTAAATAAATAGTTCAATTTTAATTTTAACCAGTCATTTCTATATTTTTACCAATTAAATTATTAACTTCTTCCTTATATTTACTCATATTCAAATCTAATGTACTAATCATTTCAGAACTATTTAGAATATTTGCAACCAATTGTGGTAAATTTTGTCCATTGATATTTATATTATGCGTATGAACTAAATTTATTTGTGTAGGTTCAGTTAAAGTTTTTGCAGTTGAATTATTACTGTTTGTATTGTTTGTTGATTCTGAAACATTTGAACCCAATATTTTTTCTTTTAATTCTTTAGTTGATTTTTCAAAATCATTTGGAAATTTACCATATTCTGGGTCAATTTCTCGCATATTTTTTTTAGCTTCTTCATAATTTTTAGGAATATCATTGATAAAACCTGTTATTGATTCAAAAGTTCCTGTAAGTGCAGTTTTTAAATTCTCAAGAACTTCCATAGGCGACCTTTCACCAGTAAAAGTTGCATAAAATTCTCTAATAGTTCCACCTAATTTATCATTAATGAAATTTTTAACATCAATATCACTGTATAATCCTTCACCTTCTCCAGATATTTGCCTTTTAAACCCAACACCCGTGGCTATAGTTTCTGTAGCTATAAAAGCTTTTTCACTTAAAGTTTTAACAACTTGTTTTAATTCTTCATTTGTTGAAAATCTAACAGCTGTTGCTGTTTTAATCGCTGCAACATCATTTTGTATATTTAATAAACTACCATTTGATTCTCTTTGTAATTGAATGGCTGACTTATCAGGGTCAACTTTCAAGGCTTCAATATCTTTTTCATCTAAAGTAACAACATCTTTTTCAACACCTTGTACATCAATTACGTATTTACCATCTTTCATTTGTGCTAAATTAGCAATTAATGTTTTATCATCTTCATTCATGAAATCTTTAAACTGAATTGTTTTAAGTTTTCTTTCTAAATTAGCTGAATTAATTGCTAATTCTGCAAGCTTATCTGCACTCATATCAAGAACTGGTGCAAGTTCTCTTAATCTTTCTTGTGAACCAGGTAATATTGAAATCCTATTATTTTTTTCATCAAAATATGTTAACTCTTTGGTTGCTTCAATAATCGATTTTTGTAAATCTTCAGGTCTGTTTCTTGCCATATCCATTAATGAATATGGGTCAAGTAATTCAGAAACTTGAACCCCAAGTCTTTGAAATGATGCTGCAGTTTCTATAGCTTTTTCTGGTGAAAAAACTTTTTCAGCAAATTTTAAAGTGTCACTAATATTACCTTTAACCATTGCAGCTTGTGCTGACATTTTTGATAATCCTTGAACACCATTATCAAAATTGTATAAATTAACTGCAGAAATATTATCTTTTAATTGTGAATATATTGATGTAGTTGATAATCCATATTGTCTTGCTAAATCAATTACTGTTGATAATTGCTTTGTAGTATCATATAAACCATAACCAACTTTTGTAATATTTTGAATCATTTCACCGACAACTTGACTTGCATCTTTGGTATTATCGCCAATTAATTTAGATGTTGCATAAAGTGATGCATATGCTTCGCCATTTAATATTGTTTGTGTATTAGTTGCTTTAATTACACTAACTTGTATTGCTTCAATATCTTTTAATGTACCACCTAATTGACCTACTTGAATTGTAGCATCTGCAAAATTTCTTTCAATAGCTTTAGACATTTCACGTCCACCACCAAATTGCTTAGTGATATTTATTATTGAATTTTCAATACTTTGAAAAGTATCTGTCACATCACCTATTAATGAAGCATAAAACTCATTCTTTATAGCTGCAGCTAAAGAAGGTATTAATTTATTTACATTAAAATCTTCAGATGGTATATAACTATTATTCTGTTCCGCCATATCTATTATTTAATAATAAATACCCATTTTTAAGTTTTAGGTGTCTTAGACTCAATATATTGTTCTATTAAAAATTTACGCAAATATATTGGCATTATTAAATAATCTGTATAAGAAACATTCAAATATCTTGTACAAATATAATATTCCCAAGATTGAAGCTCACGATAATTAGAAGAAAGGACGAAAAAAGTCAACCCCAAAGTTCGGTTTTACTTGAACTTTTACTCCTGATGGGGCTGTAACTTCTTTTGTTAAATCTAATCCTGGTTCATTTTCAAGCATGAATTTACGAATATATTTCGCATCAGCTATTGGTAATTTTGAAATAGTTTCTGAAACATAACTTAAATCATTATTACCATCTAATTCAACAACCATTTTATTAAGTTTCCAAGTATTTACTGGCGCAATCATTCCATCAGGATACCTATCAGCCGCAATATTAATTTCCTCAATTTCACCATATGTTAATGGTCTTAATTTAATTGATTTATTACTCTTAGGTAAAATTGTTGAAAATGTTAAATCTTCATTAATCTTAACTTTAGGTTTTATAAAATTAACCTCATCTAATAATACTGTAACTTCAAATGGTTTATTAGTCATTGGGTCAATAACTGTTGTTGTATATTCAGGACCAAATGATGTATTGCGTAAAAATAATAATATTGATTGAATATCTCCCTGTAATAATTCTTCAGGCTTAATATCAATTTCATATAATTTTTCTCGAATAAGCCTTAAAACAAATGAATCTTTAATACTGCCAACAGCTAACATTAAATTTTCATCTGAAGCACTTAAATATCCAACTTTTACACTTTTCTTATTATTTTTATAAAAAATTCCGCCAGATGATAATTTTACAATATCATGGGGTAGAGTAATATTATTTTGAAATTGTTCGTTCATATTATTTATAATATAATAAAATTTAGTTTATTGTAAATCATATTCCCATCTAATATTTCCACAATCATATATTCTATATATTTTTCTTTCAATCATTATTTCTTTTTCAGTTTTATTTGAATCGTAACCCATAGAAATTAATTTTCTCTTATTAAAATTAAATCTATGCATTCTTAAGTCGCCAACAATATACCAATAGTTTGGATTTGTTTGATGTATAAATTTAAAACCATTTTTAAGATATATTCCACCATTAAAATATCTTATATCTGAATATGAAATAATTTTATTAAATTTATAATTTTTAGTAAAAAATTTAAAAAGTTTAGAAAATCCACCAACAACAATTGTATTAAGTTTATTACAAAACCTATTTAGTTCAAATTCATCACTTTTACCACCCATAATTATACGACCTTTTGAAAATGTTATTAATGAAACTAATTCATTTTCAAAATATAATCCTAATCTAATACTTGATTTAACATTTCCTTGTATATGATTTTTTTCTAAAAAATCTTTTGAATCATTATATGAAACTTCTTTAATTACACAATTTCGAGCATTTATTTTTTCAGTTAAAATACCTAATTTATTTAAAATTATTGATTTAACAATTTCTTTTTTATAAATCCATTCATCTTCAAAAATGTGTAGTAAATCAATATTTTCATTTTTACTTAAAACCGTTTTATCAAGATGATATGTTGAACTCTTAAATAGTTCTGAGTGCCAATATAACCCATTAAATTCAATACCTAAATTATATTTTGGTAAAAATATGTCTATCTCTTTTTTTGAATTATTAAATTTATAATTTTTGATAATTTCAATATTATTTTTAATTAAGAATTGTATAATTTCATCTTCATAACCACTTCTTTTAGAAACATCAATAGGATTACAATTTATACATATTTCATAATTTCTTAAATTTCTTTCATATATTAATTGTTTTGATATTTCATAATTAGAATTACACTTATGGCAATGAATTTTTACAAAACTTTTATTAATTTCTATAAAATTTATATTAGGATATAATTCTGAATATTTTTTATTAATTATTTCTTTATAATGATTAGACTTTGAATAATTATCAGTATTATATTTCGATATACAAGTTATTTTATATTTTTCAATATTAGTATAATTTTCATTACCATATCTTTTTTTCTTAGTTTCCTTTATTTTATCAACATTAACATAATTTTCATTCCCATATCTTTGATGTTTTGTTATTTTTTGTTTTTTAATAAAATCACTACATTTGGGGTAAAAATCTACACCATATTTTTCATTAAATGTTTTAACTTGCCTTTTAATCATTTCTTCTTTATTTGAGTTAAAGCATTGTATTGAGCAGAATTCTGAATATGGATTATCGAATCTTTCGTTGAATTTTAATTCATTTTTACAATTGAAGCATTTAGGTCGTTCAATGGTTTTATTAAAATAAAACCAAATTCTTTCTTTAAATGAACAATCAATGTTTTTTGAATAGTCTAAAATATCTAAATATTCATCAGGATAATTCTTTTTAAACCAAGCTTCCTTAGTTTTAAATCCTGATTTGTTATTTAATAAAAAAAAATTTAAATCCATATATATATATAAATATATGAATTTAAATTTTGGTTGTAAAGGGTTTAGAAAAATAAATTAATAAACAAGAATACAACGGTCCATTCTAAGACTTGCTGTAATACTTGCTATACTATCCTGAGAATATGATAATGAATCAAAGTTAACGGATTCTAAGAAAGTACCTTCAAGTATCCATTTTTCAACAACAACACCAGTTGGGTCTAACATCTCTAAATCAACATTTTTCTTATACCCTGCAGCATACCCCATTCTACCTGTAACAGATTCAGTACAAAGTCTAACCCATTCCATAATAGCTTGAGACGCTGATGGACCTATAGGGTCTCTAAATTTAACAGTAATAGGGTTCCAATTAAATCTACCAGCAACATATGTTGAAGTATTCAAAAATTGAATTTCTGTAGCATTTACTTTATAACTTGGTCTTGCTGCAGTTTCAACAAACCATTCATTTATTCCTAATGTGGATGGAAACCTTAAAATAAACCTATTTTGTCTTTTAGGTTCATAAGGTATGGGCATTTTCATTAATAAATCAGCCATTATATTTTTTCTTTTATATCTATTTTTTTATATAAACATTTGTGTTAATTATATTAACAAAGGTGTTTATGATACCTTTTAATATAAATATTAGTGTTATGATTTTTTTTCAAAAAACTATTGACTTTTTTAATTATTTTTTTTATTTTATTTATATATATATATATATAAATTATTATTAATATAATATTATTATTAATATTAATAATTATTAATATTACTTTTTTAATTAAAAAAAATTTTACCACCAATAAATATTACCACCAACATTAACTTGTTGTCTTATTTCATCTTCTGTCATTGTCTTAGCTATTGGTGTACAACTCAATCCCAAATAACCACCAACAACAGTTAAACTTTCAAGTGATTGGATATTTGTCTCTCTTAAATCTAAATCACCACCAACTTCAGTTAAATTTCCAAGGGATTGGAGATTTGTACAATATCTTAAATTCAAACTACCACCAACTTTGGTTAAATTTCCAAGTGATTGGAGATTTGTGCAATTGTATAAGTATAAATCTCCACCAACAACAGTTAAACTTTCAAGTGATTGGAGATTTTCGCAATTAAATAAACTCAACCAACCACCAACAGCATAACAATTGCCAAGAGTTGTTATTTCTTGATTATTACTTAAATCAACATCTCCCAAAATCTTAAATGGTTTTCCTTCACTTAATTCCAATACCAGATTCCAATCATTATCAAAATAATGAAATGGTGGAAGAGTTATTATTTCTTCTTGTTCTTTTAATAGTTTTCTGATTAAAGTTTTCATAGCATATAAATTTTACCACCAACATTAACTTGTTGTCTTATTTTATTTTCTGTCATGGTATGTGCTATTGGTGTATTTTGTAAATACAAATCACCACCAACTTCTGTTAAATTTCCAATTGATTGGAGATTTTTGCACCCAAATAAATCCAAATAACCACCAACTTCAGTTAAATTTCCAAGTGATTCAAGATTTTCGCAAAAATATAAATCCAAATTACCACCAACAGCATAACAATTGCCAAGAGTTGTTATTTTTTGATTATAACTTAAATCTACATTACCCAAAATTTTAAATGGTTTCCCTTCACTTAATTCCAATACCAGATTCCAATCATTATCAAAATAATGAAATGGTGGAAGAGTTATTATTTCTTCTTGTTCTTTTAATAGTTTTCTGATTAATTTTTTCATTATAAATAAATATTACCACCAACATTAACTTGTTTTCTTATTTCATATTCTGTCATTGTATCAGCTATTGGTGTACAACTCAATCCCAAATCACCACCAACTTCGGTTAAATTTCCAAGGGATTCAAGATTTTCGCAATTATATAAACTTAAAGCACCACCAACTTCTGTTAAATCCCCAAGTGATTGGATATTTTCACACCCAAATAAATCCAAATCACCACCAACTTCTGTTAAATTTCCAAGGGATTGGAGATTTTTGCACTTATATAAATCCAACCAACCACCAACAGCATAACAATTGCCAAGAGTTGTTATTTCTTGATTATTAGTTAAATTAACATTACCCAAAATTTTAAATGGTTTCCCTTCACTTAATTCCAATACCAGATTCCAATCGTATTCGAAATATTCAAATGGTGGAAGAGTTATTATTTCTTCTTGTTCTTTTAATAGTTTTCTAATTAAAGTTTTCATAGCATATAAATATTACCACCAACATTAACTTGTTGTCTTATTTCATCTTCAGTCATGGTATTAGCTATTGGTGTTTTTGCTAAATACAAATAACCACCAACTTCGGTTAAATTTCCAATTGATTGGAGATTTTTGCACCCAAATAAATCCAAATAACCACCAACTTCAGTTAAATTTCCAAGTGATTCGAGATTTATACATTTAAATAAACTTAATTTACCACCAACAGCATAACAATTGCCAAGAGTTGTTATTTCTTGATTATAACTTAAATCTACATCACCCATAATCTTAAATGGTTTTCCTTCACTTAATTCCAATACCAGATTCCAATCATTATCAAAATAATGAAATGGTGGAAGAGTTATTATTTCTTCTTGTTCTTTTAATATTTTTCTAATTAATTTTTTCATTATAAATAAATTTTACCACGAACATTAACTTGTTGTCTTATTTCATCTTCTGTCATTGTATCAGCTATTGGTGTATAACTCAATCCCAAATAACCACCAACCTTGGTTAAATTTCCAAATGATTGGAGATTTGTGCAATTGTATAAGTATAAATCTCCACCAACTTTGGTTAAATTTCCAAGTGAATTTATTTTAGTACTTCTTAAATCTAAATTACCGCTAACTGAAGTTAAATTACTAAGTGATTGTAAATTTACACATTTAAATAAATTTAAATCACCACCAACTTCTGTTAAATTTCCAAGGGATTCGAGATTTATACATTTAAATAAACTTAATTTACCTCCAACAGCATAACAATTGCCAAGAGTTGTTATTTCTTTATTATTACTTAAAATTACATTACCTTGTATTCTAAATGGTTTTCCATTACTTAATTTTAACACTAAATTCCAATCATTATCGAAATAATAAAATGGTGGAAGTGTTATTATTTCTTCTTGTTCTTGCAATATTTTTCTGATTAAAGTTTTCATTATATATAAATATCATCATCAACATTAACTTGTTGTCTTATTCCATCTTCTGTCATTGTATGTGCTATTGGTGTATTTTGTAAATCCAACCAACCACCAACTTTGGTTAAATTTCCAAGTGATTGGAGATTTTTGCTCCCAAATAAATTCAAATCACCACCAACTTCAGTTAAATTTCCAAGTGATTCAAGATTTTCGCAAAAATATAAATCCAAATTACCACCAACAGCATAACAATTGCCAAGAGTTGTTATTTTTTGATTATCACTTAAATCAACATTACCCATAATCTTAAATGGTTTTCCTTCACTTAATTCCAATACCAGATTCCAATCATTATCAAAATAATGAAATGGTGGAAGTGTTATTATTTCTTCTTGTTCTTGCAATATTTTTCTGATTAAAGTTTTCATATTTATAAATAATTTATAAACAAAAAAACCCGACAAATTTCGGGTTTTTTTGTTTATTTATGATAAATCATATGTTTTCAAATGAAGCACCAGTCGGTGTAATTAAAAATTCAATATCAATAAACTCTAAAGCTTTTGTTGGTTTGATATAAATTTTACCTGTCATTTGATTTCTATCTAAATCTTCAGTAGCTGATGAAACAGTAACTCTAAAATCATATAAGCCTCTATCACGTCTAATGGCTTCTAAAATAGGATTCACAGTATCTAAGAATTGAGTTCTAACAATATCATCATTTTGTTCAAACAATAATCTAACAGCAACTGCAGATATTAATTTACGAGCTTGTAATAATAATCTTCTAACATTAATTCTATCTAAAGCTGACTCACGAATTTGAAGAGTTTTATTACCCCAAATTACTGTACCAACATCTGAGAATGTTGCAATAGGATTTATTCTACCTTCATATAATGTATCTCTATCTTCTTGAGTAAGTTTTCTTCTTGCCTTAACAGAATTAACTAAGCCTCTTGTATAACCTGCTGAAGCAAACCATGGAAAGGCAATATTATCTGTTAATGCTAAGTTTCTACTAACTTCAGCAGTTGCAGGAATGTAAATTTGTGTATTATTTACAGTATCTCTTGTTAAAACCCAAGGATAATATGTTGCTGTATAGTTTGAGTCAATACCAGTTGTTTCCAAATTGTCAACAGCTTCTTGTGGATATATAAAATCACTTTCATTTGTAGTATTTGGTGTAAACATGTTAAAATCTGGTGTTGTACAAATATATAAAGAATCGGCTCTATCATTTTCAATCATATCTATAGCTGCTTCAACCAAGTTACTGTTATTTACATAATCAATACCTGGCGTTGTAAACACGTTAATATTTACAGCTTCAGGATTTGCAAAAGTTTTTTGTCCTAATAGATATGCATAGTAATCTGTATTTGCCCAATCTTGAGTATTATCACCAACAGTTATTCTTGCAAATAAACCATCTCCCGTTGCATTAGGATATCTATCATCGGCACAAGCTCCTGCAAGATAACCTGAAGCTCCTAATTGAAATCTATCGCCATTTGTTCTATATTCACGATATACATCCCAGCCATCAAATCCTCCAGCAACAAATAATGTGTATTTTCTTGCAAATAAACGATAGTAAGGATTTGTTTGATTTTGTGGTTCACTTCTAAATTCAGCAGAACCTACTTCAAAAGCTGTAGTTCCAGATGTTGTATAACCATCAGGAATTGTAACAACAGTTGCACCAGAATCCATATGGAAACCTTTAGATAAATATGCCCAATCTTGTAGTGATGGTGAACACATGGTTCCAATATTTTGTTTACCAAAATATTGGAACATATCTAAATCGTAACCAACAGTATTTGATAAGCCAAGATAAGTTCTTCTAATATTATCACCAGAACTTCTAATAACATTATCTGAACCATTTACATTACCAAACGGTGGATTATAAACAACTTCACCAGGAAAATTATATTTAGTTTTATAAATTGGGAATGGTGAGTTTACATTATCATATAATCTAAACTTATATCCTTCGAAACCACAAGGTAATGCATCAACTGGAGAATCCTCATTTAATTCAACCATTACAAATTTAGAATTTAATGAGTATTCACCATCACTTGTACCAATTTTAACACCAATAAAATTATTTTGTGACGGGTCCATACCACAATTAGTAAATTTCTCTAAAATTTGTGGTGCATCATCAGTATCGTAAAAATCTCTAATAAAAACATCAAAAGTTCTATTTGAAAATGAAATATTACCAATTGAAATTTTTATTTGATTATTTGCACTATTACCATCAGCAATTGATATAAATTTAAATAATTTATAAACATTATTACCACGTAATTCTGATACTAACCATGGAGTTTCTGGTGTTTGATATTTTTCAGCATAATATGCTATTGATGAAGGGTCTTCACTTCTTGCACTATTAAGTGCAACTAACTCTGGACGAAGACCTCTAATGTAACCTTTTCTCCAAGCCCATAAAAGCATTGATTGGAATCTTTCTTCTAAGAAAAGTGGAACTTCATTTTTTGATTTACCAAAATTTGATAATCCAAATACTTTTGAAATATAATTTGAATCAGAAGGTTGTAATGATGTTTTGAAAATAAAGTTTTTACCAGTATCATTAGTAACATTTATTGCAAATGGTGCAAAAGGATTATTTAATACTGCAGAATATGAACCACTAAAATCTAAATTTACAGAATTTAAATTTGAAATTTCATAAACTGGCCCATTGGTTGATGAATCAAAATTTGATACACCTCTTGACCTTAATGTTGCAACAACAATATTATTAAAATTACTATACGATGTACCAGTATAATAATATATTTTACCATGAACACTTCCTGAAAAACAATCAGGTTCTGTTGTAGTAGTTGTTGTTACAGGTAATGTAGTAGTTGTTGTAGAACAAGGATTTGTTGTCGTTGTTGTTGTTACTGGAACTGTAGTTGTTGTCGTAGTTACTGCTGTTTTTGGTAACATAGTCAATGCGTTAACAACTGTCCAAAATGAAAATCCTGAATAACTGTTTGCATTATAATTATTAAATAATGCATAATACCAAGAATCATTTAATGATGATGCTAAATCAGCTTCCGCATAATTTACATTAGATACTCCAAATACATTTGTTGAAGATGTAAATACAGGATTTAATATATTATAATCAGTTTCTGAAATTGTTCCCCAATAAGATATTGAACTTGCACTTAAACTTGGTTGTGCAAATATTGATAATAACTGGTTTTTAATATCTGAAGATAACGTTGAAATATTACCATCAAATTGTGTATATTGGGAATTCAAAATGTTTTGAATTTCATCTGGGAACGATGTTGTAAAAGTTATACTACCATCAGAATTTGAACAACCTGTAAATGTAACATTAAATGATAATGTTTGAGCCGTACATAGTAAATCACAAGTACTTGCTGTATAATTAGGTACAGATGTACAAATTTGGTCAAATCCTACAGTTGAACTATCCACGTTAGCGATTGTTGTTATTGACCAAGAAGGTCCAGCATCGTAACCAGACAATCCAAGAACTCTGGTTACAAATAATTGATTTGATTGTTGTAAATATGATTTAGCAATATATGCTGCTTCATATTTAGGAATTTGTGTGTTAATGAATTTTTCAGGATTAGTACCACCGAAATAAGTTTCAAATTCGTCGAAATTGCTGATGAATATTGGTTCAAATGCTGGACCTTTTAAGGTTTCTCCAACAATGCCCAATGTTGTAACACCAACACTTTGAGTAACAAAACTTAAATCTCTTTCAGAAGTATAAACACCTGGTGAAACGAAAATTTTACTGTTAGTTGCCATTAGTTTTTTAAATTTATTATTTTATGTTAGTTATTTAAACATTATTATTTATTTTATCGTATTTAATAATTAAGATTATAAATACTCTAATATAAATATTAGAATAAATTCAAAAAACTTTACTTATTAAAATAAATTTTTATTTTAAAAGGTTCAAACTAAAACCGAATCAAATAAAATATTCGATGTCTGATTTTGATTAATTTTTACAACTTCAAATTTTAATAATTCCCCACCATTAACTTGTATTTTGGTAATATTTGTTCCATAGTATAGACCATTAATATAAACATCAAATGTTGAAATATTATTTGTTGATACAAGTTTTAAATCAACAGTCTCATAAAATCTTCTTATTACTGTTGTATTTTCATCAATAAATTCTATATTAACAGGATATGTATCTGGGTTTTCTAATTTATAAGGTAATGTTGCTTTTCTTTCCCTATCTTCAGTTTCAAAAATCTGAAAAACTCTTTCAACTGTTGGAACAATTTCAAATTCTTCTTCATCAATTAGAAACCCTAACATTATGAATTCATAACTTTGAATATAATACTTTCGTTTTTCAATATCCATTACGGATTCATCAGTAATATTATTTAAAATTATTGGTATATAGTGACCTTTAATTACACAATATGCTTGTCTCGATGAAAATGTTTGTAAAATTTTTTTATTAAGAGTGTTTAGTTCTCTCATTCTGTTACAAACAATTTTAATAGAATATACGATATCTACAGGTACTGGTTGTGGTATTTTATATAAATCAGTATTTAGTCTATTACCATCAAAACTTGGTACTGAAACATAATAAAATTGTTTTCTTACAGGTATAGTATATAATAATGCAGGATTAGTTCCATATTTTACTTCAGGATTTCTAACCACGCTTAAAAATGGAGGTGTGATATTTTTATCTAAATCTTGAAAATTTTTTGTTTCAACAAATTGAGACCAATTTTGTGTTGTTATTATTACATCAACAACAGGTATTTTTTTACCATCAGTAGTTATTTCAAGCTCATTTTTTGTAAAATCTAAAAATCCTCTATCTAAATCGGCATGTAATATTGATTTAGGTAAGAATGTACCTTTTTCATTTATTTTATCAAATAATTGAACTCTTCTTGGATATAAAGTTCTTTTATTTGATAATTCAAAGGTTTTTTTTATTTTTTTAGGAAATGCCATTATATATATAACTACTATCTGTTCCGCATTTATGACATGTAAATTTATCATCACCAGCCTCATTAGCCATCCAATTCCATCCACATTTCACGCATGTTATTTGATTATTTCTAATATATCTATTTCTTAAAATATATTCACTTATTGATTTATCTGTATAGCCTAAAATTTGACCAATTCTAATAGAATCTTCTTCAGTAGCATATACACTTAAATATCCATTATACTTTAATGAAATATTCATTAATTCAACAGCATCATCTTTAAATCCATCATTATAAAATATACAAACTAAATCACCATCTTCTCTAAAATATTCTAAAGTATTTAAATCACTTTTTTTAATATATTTATACATCTTATCAGATTTATTTTTAAAAGTTAAAATCCCAACATTTCTTTTACCATCAATTACTGTTTGTATTGACCCAATTTCAGAATGTGCTTCGCTTGCATCAATATTTTCTTTAATTAGTGTATATTGTTTGTTATTTATAACGATTATCATATTAGTAAGCAGTAAGCATTTTTATGTAATTATATACCATTTCAGAAATTTTTTTGTCATTTTTTATATTATTTTCTTTAATATAATTTCTAAAACTTATTATTTGATGTTTTAACTGATTTTTATCAATATGTGGGTTTAAACCTTCAAAGCTCGCAATTTTATTTTTTGAATTAAATTGTGCAAGTTTTTTTCTTGCAAATCTATTAGCTGTAATTTCGGTATTTACTAAAAAATTTACAGCATTATCTAAATCAAAATTTTCATCATATATTTTATACATAACATTATCACCATACTTTTTAAATTGAAATGAATGTGCTAATTCGTGAAATAAAACAAATAAAACTAATGATAAATTACCACTATCTAATAATTTTTTAGAAATTACTAATTTATCATGTAAAGTATAGCCTAAAGGACCTTTTATATCTAATACTTGAATATTTTTACACCCAGAATTTTTAATTAGTAATTCTAAATCTTTAATATTTTTACCTGTTAAGTTATATCTCATACCAAACATAAGTAAAAAAGAATTTAACCCGACTATTTGTTCTAATAAAAAATTATACTGATGTTCTTTTAATAAAATTTTCATAAACCTCTAAATTCATTATCATTTACAGCAGATGCTATAATTGTTCTATAAAATGGTATTGTACCACCATATGTATGTTTATTGTCAGAAGTTACTCGTCCATCGTTATTGACAACATAATATCTAATTCTTGTTTGAGTTTCATAATAACCAATATAATCGCCATAAGAAATATCTATATTTAAAGCATCTAAATAAGATTGATAAACCGATACTTTCAAATTTCCAGGTTCCATTTGTTCTAATTTACTATTACCTAAATATTTGTTTTCAGGCATACTTATTTGAACTAATCCTTTAAATTCTACAGGAGGTAAAAATTTAATACCATCCGATGAAGTTTCACCGTAAACATCATCATTTTTAGTTTTGTATCTATCAATTCGATATAAAACTAAAGTAAAATTCATATCACCATGTAACCATTCTTTACCCATTTCAATTTCTAAATTAAAATCTTCAGCTGCAAAGAATTTACCTAATCTTGTTATTGGTATTTTATTATTCATACATTATAAATATCATAATTGATTTATTTTTAATTTTTATTATTTTTTTTATAAAATTCTTATGCAAGAGGAAAATTTTGAAATAATTGAAAAAAAAGCATTAAACATTTTAGAAACCTATTCAGGTTCTAATAACTATATACTATATCTTAAACGTAGACAAGAATTAAATAAAAAATTTTATCCTACTAAATCTCAATCAGAATATATAATAAATTATTGGAATGTTAAGCCTAAAGTTGCTAAAAAATGGGTTGATATTGACCCATACTTTGCAACAAAATTATCTGAAGATAAATTATCAACTAAAGTTCCAACAGAAATTTGGGTTGAAAAATTATTGGTAGAAAAAGATAAGGCTTATCATATATGGGGAAAAATGTTTAGTGGTGAAACATTATATGATTTCTGGTTACCAAAAACTGCTATTATAAAAGTACATAAAGTTGAAAAGGTTGAAATTGATTATAGTAAATATAATCGCAGACCACCAATGGAACACCAAAAAGAAGCTATTGAAAAATTGGTTGGTTGTAGAAAATTTATTTTGGCTGATGATATGGGGTTAGCAAAAACAAGTACCGCAATCATTTCAGCTTTAGAGATTAATGCTAAAAAAGTATTAATTGTTTGTACAGCATCATTAAAATTAAATTGGAAAAAGGAAATTGAAATATATACCGATAAATCAATTTATGTTTGTGAAGGTAAAAAATATGAAGATGCTGATTTTGTAATTATGAACTATGACATAGTTAAAAATTTTTATGACCCAAATAATGAAGAAGAATCTTTAATACTAAAAAGTAATTTTGATTTAATTATATTAGATGAAGCACATGCACTGCAAAATGTGCAAGCAAATAGAACAAAACTTGTAAATTCATTTGCTAAAAAATCAAAATATCTATGGGTATTAACAGGTACACCAATGACCTCAAGGCCAATAAATTATTATAATTTATTGAATTTAATTGATTCACCTGTTGCACAAAATTGGAAAGCTTATGTTATTAGATATTGTGATGGTTATCAGTTCAAAATAAAAAACTCAAATAGAAAAATTTGGAATTTAAATGGGGCATCAAATCTTGATGAATTACGAGAAAGAACATCAAACCAATTCTTAAGAAGACTTAAAACTGAAGTTTTAGATTTGCCAGAAAAAATTATTACACCTGTATACTTGAGATTAAAATCTTATTTATATGAAAATTTAATGGGTGAATATTATGAATGGTATAATAAATCAGAAAATGAAAATGCATCATTAAGTATTAAATTGTCAATGCTTGCAAAAGTACGACAAGTAATTGCTGAGGAAAAAATAAAACATACAATAGAAATTTCTGAAAATATTTTAGAACAAGATAAAAAAGTTATTATTTTTACAAATTTTACAGCAACTTTACAAAATTTTGTTAACCATTTTGGTAAGAAATGCGTTTACATTGATGGTAGTTGTAATCAAAATAAAAGACAAAATGCTGTTGATGAATTTCAAAATAACGATAAAATAAAAGTATTTATCGGTAACTTAAAAGCTGCAGGTGCAGGTATTACATTAACTGCTGCAGAGGCTGTTATAATGAATGATTTATCATTTGTACCATCTGACCATAGTCAGGCTGAAGATAGGGCATATCGTATTGGTCAGAAAAATTCTGTTTCAATATTCTACCCAATATTTGAAAATACTATTGAAGGTATTATATATGATATTTTACAAAATAAAAAAGTTGTGATTGATACCGTTATGGGTGATAATATTAATGAACCTGATATTTTTAATCAAATTTTAAAATCAATAAGTAAAGAATGATGATATTTATTTAAAAAATAAACATCAAATTATTACGTAATGTAATACCAATTGTTCTTGAAAGTTATGAAAAATTTAGTTAATAGGTTACACCTAATTGAGCGTGAGATTATCAAAAATGAAAAAGAAGAATCTAAAAAATTTTTCTTAAACGAAATGAAAAAAATTGGTATTGAAAAATTACCATATTCATATGGGGCCTTAAAAAGATTTATTGACCCAGAAACTATGGAAGTTCATTATACAAAACATTATAAAGGTTATGTCGAGAAACTTAATTTAGCATTAAATAAAAGAAATTTTGGCGATGTTGAATTAGAAAATATAGTATCAACAATATCTAAGTTTAATAAAACTATCAGAGATAATGCTGGTGGCGCATATAATCATGCAATATTTTGGAAAATGTTATCGCCAACAATTCAAAAACCTAAAGGTACAGTTTTAAATAAAATTGAAAGAGAGTTTGGTTCATTGGCAAACTTTAAAAAAGAATTTGAAGAAGTTGCCAAAGAAAGATTTGGTTCAGGTTGGGTATGGTTAGTTTTAACAAAAAATAATAGATTAAAAGTTATGTCAACACCTAATCAAGATAATCCATTAATGAATGACATTGAAGGTGGTGGATATCCACTTTTAGGGTTGGATTTATGGGAACATGCTTATTATTTAAAATATCAAAATAAACGTGATATTTATATTAAAAAATTTTGGTCAGCTGTAAATTGGGATTTTGTTGAAAAATTATATAAAATGAAAACACAAAAATCTATAAATGAAATGAAAGCTTTGAAAAAAATATATAATTCTTGATATTTATTTATATGAGTGTAATTGCTGAACCACATAGAACAAAATTATTTACAAGAGTGCGCCATTTACTTGGGGCACCTCTCAGAAGCGTAGAACTTGAAGACGAAATGCTTGATTCGTTACTTGAACTTGCTATTGGGGATTATTCACAATATATTCAAGATTGGTTAATTGAATCTCAATGGTCATCTTTACAAAATCTTAATTTAGATGAACAGTCTTTAACAAAAGCATTTATTACTCGTTCATTAGACTATGAAACAAGATATAGTTATGCATATTCTAAAATTGTTGGTTTACAAACAAATGGTCCTTGGGTACTTAAAAAAGATTTTATACAATTACAACGAAATCAACAATTATATGAAATTCCTGCAGGTCGTGAATTAAATGAGCTTTTGTGGTTTACACCATCAAGTTTAACAAATGTTTTATTTGACCCATGGTCTTTTGGCGTTATGGGTGGTCCAGGTCTTGGTGGTCCAGGGGGGTATTCACAAATTGGTTATTCGGGCTCATATTTCTTAATGCCAGCTTTTGATATGTTATTAAGAATGCAAGAAATCAATATTCAAAGAAGAATATTAGCTTCAGAATTAACATATCGTGTTACAGCACTGCCTGATGGTAAAAAAATGATTCATTTAATGAACACTCCAGGTGGTAAATTTGATTTTGGAAATGCTAATTTCTATAATGGTAAAGTTTGGTATTGGTATTATGATGTTGATGGGCCCGACAGAGATGATTGTTTGAAAAAGAATCCTGATATTATTAGATTACCTTCTGACGTGCCAATTGATGAATTAGCTTGGGAAGATTTAAATAATCCTGCGCAACAATGGGTGAGACGCTGGTTTATTGCATTATCTAAAGAGACTCTTGCAAGGGTTAGAGGTAAATATAGCGGCAACTTAAAAACTCCAGATACTGAAATAACAATGGATTACCAATCATTACAAACTGAAAGTCGTGATGAAAGAAGTAAACTTGAAGAAGAACTTAAATTAAGATTAGAAAGATTAAGACCTGAAAAAATGATGGAAAAAGAAGCTATGACCGCTGAACAATTAAATAAAGCGATGAAATTCAGAGCGTTTCCAAGACAGATTTACGTAATTTGATTTTTAATTTAAAAAATCTTATATTTAGATATGGCAATATTTAGAAGTAGACCTTCAGAAAGAATTATTCATGGTAATGTTATAAAATCTTCTGAACATGTTATTGTTTCAGATTCTAATTTTAGAACAAGAGGTGAATTTTTGGTTATTGTTAAATCTGTTGATAATTGCAAAATAACTTTAGATGCGTCAACAACAGACCATATTATAATAAAAGCATTAACTAATGTTTTAATACTTCCAAGTATTGGTCTAATTGATGAAGAATATGATGAAATTGCAATTAGTAAGGGTGTTAGTATTGAATTTATTTTGGTAAACAATAATTGGTATATTGTATCCAGTGATGGTAAAAAAATTACCCAATAGGAATTTCTTTAATATCTGAAATTTTAATTATCATTTTTCCATTTACTTCTTTAGCCAAATTAGATAAAACACCATTTTGCTTTAAATACATAAATGCATAATATAGATACCCAGGAACTAAAATATCAGTCCTTGTAACTTTGACCCCGATATATTCGGGGTCAAATGTTTTTGTTGGTGAACCAATTTCTTCTTCAGTGCCTTTATTTACAATCCAGAAATCAGCGTCTGGAAACTCTGTTGAAAATACGCATAAGTCTTTAAGTTTCATATTTGTAAATATTAGTTTACTACGTTTTCTTCAGCAAAGGTATAAATATAATTTGGATTAACACCAATATTTTCCCAAAAAATATTTTCTCTATTTTCCATTAGCATAACATCATCATTTAAATCATCTTGGTCATGAGCTTCAAAAGGATATCCATTTACAAGTGTACATTGTTCTTTTGTAAAGAATTCTCTTTTATCTGGTGAATCAACTAATATTGAGTCTCTGATATCAGGATGAAAACATACTAACAAAGGTTCAATTCTTTTATTAAAAATTGCAATAGACCTTTTAAAATTATATTCACCAATCATGTTTGGATTATTTTCAACATCTTGATGATTTAGAATATAACAATTTAGGAATATTTCATGGTCAGATGCCTCATTTGGATTTTTACCATATACTGAGTAGTATTGTTCAATTTGTTCTTCGGACCATCCTTTTTTAGGTTTTTTAATTTTTTGAACATCCCCAGTAGAAACTTTTTTACCATTATTTATATATAATATCTCATCACCTAAGTTAACTTTTAAATTTTCTTTAATTACTAATTCCATATGAGCCATTCTGGACATTCCATGACCAGCTTTTGTTTTAGTTTTTAATCTTTGAATATATTCATCAATTGTTAATTTAACTTTTGCTCTTTGTGCAATTTTTCTTAAAGGAATCTGTTGATTATAAATTAATTCTATGTATTCATAATACCATTCAATAAATTCATATCCTGAACCATTTAATAATAATTTAATACCTTTGTCTAAAAATTCTTCAATATATATCGGTAGTTTTTTACTTTTAATTGTTGCACCTGTTAATTTAACTTTACCTTTAGCATCAATTACTGCGTAATTTTTTCTTGATAAATTTATACAAGCTGGCCAGGTACCGTCAGTATCTAAAGCCATTTCACCTCTCATGAATTTATCATTAAATTCTGCAACATCAGCATTATCACCGTAATATTCCTTTCCAAGTTTAACTTTCCAATTTAAACCTTTACCAATATATACTCTGGATTCATATCCATCAGGTTTTGAAAAGTTAACACCATCAGTATCCATCACAAGTGGTGTATAACCTTTTTCGATGAAAAAATTAATCATTTGTCTTAAGTATTGCCTTCCAGTACATGTTATTTGCTCACCTTTATTCATATCGGCCCATGGAAATACATTTGGGGCTGACAATGCGCCAAACATTGAGTTAATAAATATTTTAATAGGTAATTGTTTTCTACCATAAGATAACGATTTTTTATTATCTGTTTCATATAATTGTTCAGCTAAATTCTTATATGATATCCTTGTATCCCTAAAATATTTCAATAAGCTTTTCATTACTCCAGTAATATCACAATCTGGAAATATGTCATGTACAAGTTGAATTGATGGATACAATGAACTAAAGTCGAGTTTTAATACGTTTTTTGAGTATCCAACTTTTAACAATCTTGATAATCCACCAACAAAATCTCTTTGAGTATCTTTTTTAGGTATTGCTAACCCATTTTTATAGCTCCAAGCAAGCATCAACATTTTCCATAATGATGCAGTACCCATAGTACAAATTCTTAAATATGTTGTTGGAACCAATCCCGCAAGTAAGAATGACCCTTGATTAAACTCCTCATCAACCTTTAAAGTTTCTTCTAAGTCATCATCAAGATACATTTCAACAAGTTGAGAACCTTTTACCTTAGTATAAATTTCATTCTTTTTTTCACATATTGAATCAATTTTAGAATCTACACCAACTTTTTTGTAATTACCATTTAATGTATTTAACCAATAATCATTAGTGTCGTAATATAAATTAGAAATACTTTTATGTTCAATATAAACACGGTCTTTAGCTTCAAGTTGTAAATATTTTGTTATATATTTAAGACCTGCAGATTTAATATCTGAGTTAATAGCTTGTGCTCTCCTAACGGAATGAATAATATCAATTATACTAAATCCCCACATATCAACTTGAGTATATGGTTCAACTTCATTACCAAGTTTTAATATAGCATCTTTAGTTTTTATTTTATATTTTGAATGTAATGTTTTAGCAACATCTTTAATATTAATTTTTAATATTTTACATCTTTCAAATAAAAAGTTCCAGTCGAAGTTTGCCGAATTATACCCAGCAATAATTGATGGTTTCAATTCGTTAAGAATGTTAAAGAATTCAACTATTGCTTCTTTTTCTGTTTGGTCATCTGAACACTCTAAAACCTTTCTATATCCACGATTATCTTTTATACCAATCATGAATATTCTTCCAGTTTTTGGGTCTAATGATGTTGTCTCTAAGTCAAATACTAACCTATTAATATCATTATATTCATCAAATCCTTTAAATAATCTCTTTTCTTTTTGGATTAAAAATTGCTCAACTGGGGATAATATTAAAATATCATTTTTAAACTGTTCACCCCAAGGGTCTATTCCACCATCTCTAAAAAAAGATATTAAACTTCTATAACCATCTAAGGATTTAACTAAATATTTTAAACCATTTTTCAATCTAAAATTATCATCAGTTCTTAATTTTTCAATGACAATTTTATATTTAGTTTTAGCAGCTTTTTGTAATTCAACATCAGAATTATAAAATTTAATGCTTGTAAAATCGCTAACCCATGCAAATGGGGTAAAGCTTTCAGATTCTAAAACTAAACCTTTATCTGGTAATTGTTTAATTTTGTAAATACTGTCAGAAATATAATCATATTCAACTGATACGATATATTTCTCAGGGTCAGAACCTTCCAAAAAGGTCCTAATTTCATCTTGTGATATCATAAATTTTAATTTTTAAAGTGGTAAATTTGCTGTTAAACTACGTTAACATTAACCTTAACTTCAAAAATGATAACTAAAAATTATATTTTTGTCAAATGAAATCTACGACATTTATAAATAATGGTTCTCTAATTGGGACAATTAAATCACCAATGTCATTCTTTAATAAAAACTGGCCTTCATATCTTCCAACTTTATTTGTATCTTTTTGTGAAAATCTATAATAGATATAATATTCAGGTGTATGTATTGGGTCAATGAATGTTTTTGAAACAAATCCTGCACCATTTGAAACTATTTTTGGAATTCCTGTACTAACATCAATCATTGAAAAAGTAATACTTGATGTTTCAATAAAAGAAGTTATACCTGAATAATCAGTTCTACCATCTTTAACTATTTGCATTTTTAATAATGGTAATGTTGCACCTTTTTGAATAAAAAACTCCATTTAAGATAAATATCTAATTATTTAAAATAATTAAAATATTCTCTCCAATTACTTTTTATTAAATTAAACAATGACTTATGCTTGGTATAGCAAATATCAAATATTTTTTCATCACTTCCGATATATGAATTATTTATTGCGTCATTAATAGTTTGATTTAAAACAGTTATTAAAATATCAATCAAATGAGACGGAACAAAAAAACAAGTACCCTGGATATTTCTAATTTGTGATAATGCATGATATTCAAAATCTGTAATATTTACATCAAGGTTGTGTGAAAATACTGTTACAACATTTTTATCTAATAGATTTAATTTTGTAATTTTTGGCCAAGTAGTATTTTTATATACATTAATATCATCCCTTAATCCTCCAGCATCGGCCCATATTACAACATCATTATTAAAATATTTATTATCAATAGTATCTTTTAAAAAGAATACTTTGTTAAACATAATAATGTTATATAGTGGTTGACACATTTCTGGAACATTCTTAAAACTTATTTTATTAATAAATTTTTCAGATTCCATTAATGTTTTTAATTTTTCATAATAAATTGTATAACAATCTAATTCTGTTATTTTTTTTGTAATAAAAATTGTCTTTTCTAAATTCGGGTCAAATTCGCGTCTATAATTCTTAAGCTCAGTTAAGAATTTTTCTTCAGTATATACAACAATGTTTGAGTCTAATGATAAAGTGTTTCTTGCCCACCAACAATATGTATGATATGACATTGTATAATTATTCCAAGTTTCTCTACCAATATCAAATAGAGCAGTTACTATTACAGGATTATTTAAAGCCATTCCCAATTAATTTTTATATTTTTATGTGTAATATTAATTTTATTAGTATCGAAATACTTTGATTTATTTTCGTTATTGAATATTGTATTAATTTTATAACCATATTTGGCTAACGTTGTTGGAACAAACCCTTCACCATATCCATGAAAATCGTTTAATGTTAGTTCTTTTAATTTTTCTAACGCTCTCTTAGAAAATCTTACAATTGGAAAAAAAGAACCAAATAAATCATTAGTGTTAGGTTCAAGCTTATCACCATGTGATGGAAATCTTTGAAACCATAAATTTCCAGAAAACATTTTATTATCAACTTTTGGGATTTCAGGATAAGATTCTACATTTAAATTCTTAAATAAAAAATATGATAAAAAGTCTGAATCATCGTCTTCAAAAGAATTTAAGAAATGTTCCCAATTGTTACAATAAACATCATCATCAAAAAACCAATAATAATCATATTTGTTATTATTTATATAATAATTTAACATTCTTAAATAGGCATAAAACCAAATTATATTTTTATTTCCTTGTGCATTCCAATAATGATTTCTATTAACGGTTTCTTTAAAATTAAAATTTTTTCGAATATCATCTTCATTATATATAAACCCAGAATAATCAATTTTTGCATTTGAGCTGTTATCAACAATTAAAAATGTATTTGAAGTATTTAATAATGATTTCCACCACCCAAAATATGAGTTATATGTTTGTGGTGTAAAACAAATAACTTTACAAGTTTTAAATGTATTCATTTGTTAAAATTTCATTCCATTTATCTATACGATTAAATTGATGAACAATGTCAAAAACATCGCCAGTTTTAGTACATATAGTTTTATTAATTAATTGGGGTATTCCATATTTCAAATTATTTCTAAATCCCCAAGCATCAAAAAATTGTGTTGGACCTGCAACAGCACAATGCATTGCCCATCCATCATCCAAATTAAATATTTTTAAATTGGGTATTAAGTTTAATGATACTAAAACAATTAATGCGGCTTGGTCTTTAATATTATGATTATTATTACTTTCTTGACATAAATTATACATCATATCAAGTAATTTAATTAGTGATAAGCGTTTACCAGCAATTACTCCAGAATTAATAATTTCAGTATTTACACAAGCATTAAAATGTTGTGGAAAAAGTTTATTAATATTATCTGAATTCCAAGGTTCTTGATTAACATTTACGCCCTCACCGCTAACAAAAATATCAAAATTTTCAAAATCTAATTTTTTAAATGGGTCCGATTGAAATACAACATCAAAAACATCAGTTATTATACATACGTCATACTTATAAGTTTCTAATACTTCTTTGGTAATTAATAATCTTTTATGATTAATATAATTTATATCGTTAACTAAAACTGGAACTGTAATTATTCCAAGAGACTTACATAAATCCATTTCTAATTTATTAGTATTTGCACATAATAATATTATGTCACCATCTGAATATTGTTTAAAACTTTTTGACCATACTTTAATTTTATTAATATTAGTCAAAATATTATTGGATAATCCTATTAGAGCTTTTTTCATCATTAACAATTATAAAAACTAATTTTTAATTCTTCATTAAAGCCTAAAATTGTTGGCCATAAATATTCGACTATATAATTAGTTTGGTTTATTATTTCATTTTTTGGTAGAGTTTCTTTTATTTTTTCGTAAAACTCTTTAGTATTCTTAAGTATTAGTTTTTTTGATACAATACATTGTGCAGAATTTATAAATTTAATTGGAATATTTAATTTAATACCATTTTCTTCAGCATATTTAATAGTTTTCTCTAAAATATCTTTTTGGTCCCTAACATATGAAATACCTAAAGGTACAAAATCTGAATCAAAGTTAAAATTGTTAATTTTATCAATTATTGTTGAACAATGATAAAATGGGTTATCTTGAGAGAAACAAATATAATCAGGTAAATTATTATAGTTATCAATAATATATTTTAAATAAACAACAGTATCAAAACCAACATTTGGTAAATTATTCTCAAATAAATGATTATTATTTGGATTTTTATTATATACAATATAAGGGTGTTTTAAATCTTTAAGCCAATTTAAATTTTCACGATAATGACAAATAACAACGATTAACTTCATAAGATTTTTTCTATTTTATCACACCACCCTTTAGATTTTGAATATGGCCAAACAACCCATTTTCTTGGTTGTTTAGTAGTTTGAAATTCTCTCCAAATTTTATAGTATTCTTCATTTGAGGATTTTAATTGTTTAATTTCACTAATACCACAATCTTGTCTAAATATTGTATTATCTTGCTCATCATGATATGCTACAACCCAAAATTCATAATCATCAAAATTTACAAAATCTTTATGTAAATCTATACAGTGTTTAAAAATTCTTGAGAATGAATCTTCCCATTCAGATACGTTTTTAAAGTTATAAGGATTGGGTGGATATTTTTTATCTAAAGTATATTGTTGAACAGCTCGTTTACCAAAATGTATTCCACTATATATCTCGTAATCTCGTAAAGTTCTTATATTTCCAAATCCATAAATTCCAAATTCGGCAGGATTATACATTTCACCATCCATGCTAAAGAGTTTTCTATTCCTTAAATGTGATTTATCATTCTTTTCCGTCCATTTTGGGTCATCGTCCCATTGTTTAACACGATTTTTTCTTGTATATTCGTGCCATAATACAACTTTATGTGGATGAAATAAATCATAACCATGTGTGTAAGCTCTTGCAGCAATTGATATTTCTTCACCATGAAAATACATTAATGGGTCATGTTGAACTTCTTTAACAAAATCTCCAATTGTAAAACAAAAATGTGCAGAATAAAATCTTGAATGTATAGGTTCAGTTAAATTTAAATATCCTGGAATTACTTCAGGTAAAAAAAATACCGCACCTTCAGGGATAAATCTGTCAAAAACCATTCTCCAGGGTGTTTGAATACGACTATTTGGGTCATTATCTGGGTCAAATGATGGCATATATCCTGTCAATAATGGTTTTAAATACCCATTATTTTTTAATTGTTGAATCATTTCAATTAATGTGATATCCCAATCTTTGGAAAATCTCATATGTGAATCAATTTGTAATGTATATTCTTCACCATTATATAATTGTTGTGTTAGATTTCTTGCCCAACAAACACCAAGAGATTCTTCATGCGGGATGTTCAATATTTTGAATCTATCATCATTATAATATTCTGATAAATCGTCAAAGGTATCATCATTATGATATTGCCTTGCAATTGAAAATACTAAATTCTCAGGGTATCTTGAATTTTCTAAACAACTTTTAATTGTTTGTAATAATTGAGGGTCACGATAACTGGCAATTTGGATAAAAATTTTCATTATTACTATTAAAATAATGAAAAAAAAAATTAAATAAATATTTTAATAACCGTATCTCGATTTTAAAGCATTGTAGTTATCTGTTAATTCTGTCGGTGTCAATGCTCTTGTATAAATATGCAATTCACCAATATTACCATTAAAGAATGCTCTTGCTTGTTGAGCGTTTACGTCACCAGCATATCCGACAACCGCACCTAAGATTAACGCATTACCTTCAATTACTGGTATGTGACCAGCCGCTGGAGCAAAAACATTTTGTTGAACGTTATTTATATAAATATCATACCTTGAATCGCCAGAATTCCAGTTACATGTGATATTATACCAAGTGTTGGCACTAAATTGGGTAAATCCTGATGAATCTACTGCTGTACGTCTATTAGTATTTGCAACTGTTGAAATTAAACCTAAAATCTCATTATTAAGTGCCCCAACAGCAGCACCGATACCTAAATAGTTTATTCCATTTGTATCATAAGATAATCTTGGTTGAATAAGACTTTGGGCTGATGTTCCTGAAGTAACTGCACTAAATGGATAGAACCAAATTGAGAAAGATGTTGCCGAGAAATTAACACCTGAGCCGCTTCTACCATAAAAATATAATTTAGATGGTTCAATTGTTATCGAACCACTACCTATAGTACTATAGGTTCCACCGCTTGTATATGCACTATATGATTGGTTTCCAGTTGTTGTTTTAAATTGTGGACTAACATCAAAAGTGTTACCGCTAAAGTTTCCTGTAGCATCTTCAAGAGTATATGTCGCTAAAGTAAAACCGCTACATATTGCTGGGTCTAAATAAGCTCTAAGGCCATCACTAACTAAAGATGCTGCAGGTAAACATGAAACTGTTGCTGTTGGCGTAGGCGTTGCCGTTGGTGTAGCTGTTGGTGTAGCTGTTGGCGTTGCCGTTGGTGTAGCTGTTGGTGTAGCTGTTGGTGTAGCTGTTGGCGTTGCCGTTGGTGTAGCTGTTGGTGTAGCTGTTGGTGTAGCTGTTGGCGTTACCGTTGGTGTAGCTGTTGGCGTTACCGTTGGTGTAGCTGTTGGTGGGGGTAATGTTGTTGTTGTAGTTAAAATACATGTATTACAGTCATATCCAAAAATATCATAAATATTTAATAGAATACCATTACTTGATATTTTTTCTAATCCTAAATATCTATAACAATCAAATTGTTCATTAATTAAACCTAAGAATGTTTGATTAATCTGAACAACTTCTGAGCCCAATATTAAAGGTTCATTAACATAGTAAATTTCATTATTTGAACAACTAATTAATTTTTTAGTTTCAGGGCATGAAAATGCTTCTTCAAATAATACAAATGCAACATCACCAGAAAAACATTGATTTCTAACAACTGTTGGTGTAGGAGTTGGTGTTGCTGTTGGAGTAGATGTTGGTAATGTTGTTGCGCTTAAAGATATTGACGATAATGTGCAAATACTTGTTGGAGTTGGTGTTGGTGTTGGAGTTGGGCAATTAACAACACAAACATCTGGATATGTTGCAATACCAGAAAATGGTAATGAACTATTATAACAAATATCTAAACCTATTGTTGTACCAGTTATTAAATTGCCGCAACAATCATAATAACTCCAATTAGGAGTGTCAGTAATTGCTGAAAAACATGTTCCAACTGATGATGTTGGAGTTGGAGTTGGTGTAGTTGTTGGAGTTGGTGTAACATTACAATTAAATAAAGCTTCAAAATTTACAGTATCACATATTGAAGTTGTTGTAGTTGAAGTTACACATACTCCAGGTATTAATTCATCACAAATATCTGGACAAACATTATAACATGGGGTTTTACCAAATAAAATACAAGACCCGCCTAAAGAATTTGATAAACACCATTTTGTACCATCATTAAAAATATATCCTATAGGTGAAGTTCCACCAGTATAATAATTTAATGAATTATATGTACCAGCATAAGTATAATTACCGTCATATACAGATATTCCATCAGTATCCAAACAATAATCTAAAATTCCACAAAATCCCGTAGGAGTTGGCGTAGGAGTTGGCGTTTGTGTAGGGGTTACAGTAGGAGTTGGTGTAGGAGTTGGTGTCAATGTTGGTGTTGGTGTAGGAGTTGGCGTTGCACATGGATATGGAATGCTTGTTGCACAATCTTCACAATCTGTAAAAGGCCCTGTAATTGATGATTCAGAATATTGAACAATATATACATCATTTCCAACAATTGTACAACCCGAAAATCCATCAACTTCAACATAATATGTATCACCAATATTTAAACTTGTTGGAATATTAATTATTCCAAAAACATCATATGGATAACAGCATGCACTAAAACTATATTCGTTACTAAGACATGATACCATAGATGTTGTAATATTAACAGGTACTATTGTTGTATCATCATAACATACTGTTAGACCTACAGTACTACCACTTCTAATACTTCCATTACAATCTTGATAATACCAATTTGGTGCATTGGTTAAGCCACTATAACACGCCATAATTTAATATAAATATTCTATTCTTAATTTTTAGATAATAAAATTTCTTTCATAATTTCAATATATTTTGTTGTTGAACTATTTATATCAATATAGTTAAAATAGTTAATATCTTCTTCTAACTTTTTAATGGGATTCGTTGCGATAAAATCACCTTTATAAAATTTAACACCTTTCAAATTATCAGTAACTCCAGCCATATGTAATATTGGTTTTTTTTCATAAGTTTCAATATTATCAGTTGCCCATGAAAAATCTAATTCGCTAATTAATTTTGTATCTTTACCAAAACACCATAAATTCCATAGAAGAGACCACATTTCTGCAGTCCAAAATTGTATTTGTCCAGGATTTATTGGAAATCTATTTTGATAATCCAACATTGTATTATATAAAGTATTAGAATCTCTATATATTTTATTCCAATCCTCTGCAGATGTTTTTTTAATGATATATTGCCCACCACCAGAATTATCTTGGTTATTTCTAACGCAATCAATATCTAATCCAATAACATTACACATTTCATTTAGTAATTGTAATTTTTCAGATGTTGGGTGTTGTGCTTCATATCTACCACAACAATCTGAAATATAATTGTATCCGATATAACTTCTGGTATCGGACATATAACAAATATCATCTTTAAGATATTTGCTTAAATCAGGTAGTACTCTAAATATGATATCAGCATCGTGTAAAAAAAACAATTTACCATATTCTGGAAATTCTTCCAACCATTTTGATATTAAATAAGGTTTTATACTTGGAATGTAATGTTTAGAATCTCTATTATCAATATAATAATGTACATTATAACCAATGTTTTTTAAATATTTTACACCTTCAGAAGGTTCAGTTGCGCCATTAACTAATGCAAAAATCATATGAATATTATTTTTTTTAATACCCATTTTTGTAAAATTATATCCGTATATTTCACATTGCCAGTGAAAATATTCAACATCTGGTTGTGCGGTTACAAAGATTAAATCATTCATAATATATTAAATTTCTTATTGAATTTTGATATTCTTTTGTATAGTTTATTGAAATGTTATTTTTTATAATTTCAAAATTATTAACATCATTAAAATTGTAATCAGTCTGTATAAAATTTGAATAATTATATATTTTATTATTTATTGATATTTTAATATCACAATTTTTATTTACATTATATACAAATAAACATAACTTATTAAAAATATCATCGTTTTTATTAAAAAATAAACAGTAATCATTATCTACTGAATAGTTAAAAAAATTAATGTTTTCCCAATAAAATATGCTGTCAGATACAGCATTTTCAGATAATGTTATATTTAAATTTTTAGCCCAAGTTTCTGCATGTTTTTCAGGAAAATCGCTTTTTTGCAAGTAACTATCTAAAGTTATTAATTTTTCAATTATTTCTAATTTATTCCTTGTTAATGACATGAAATGTAAAGTTGCTGACCAAAAATTTGTATTATTTTTTGGGTCAACTCTTCTATAAAATATATCTTGGGTGTTTGAATTAATTTCATTGACTACAAAATCATTTATATTTAAATCATATATCATCGGGTAATATAAATCATATTCGAAACTTAACCCAATCTGTATCAATTTTTTTAATTGATACATTGCCGCCCAGCCATAATCTGGTAACCCTCTATGTAATTTTATATTTTTACCTGAATCATCTTTAGTTATTAGCCAATGGTCATAAATTCTTTGAGGCCATGTAAGTATAGGATTCTCTTTAGTATTAAAATAAAAATCACAATTATTTATAATTGATTCATCTAATGTTAAAGGACTTATTAATAAAGTATCAACACCTAAAGATTTAAGAATACTCAAGTTTTTTAACAAAATTTCTTTTTTTAATTGTGTATCACAAAATGAAGAAATTAATGCCAATTTTCTCATAATCTCCATTTAGTTGATTTTATGAAAAAGTAAATGTATATTTAGTATATGCGTAAAATTAATATTTTTGGCCATGGTTCATATATAGGAACAACTGGTTATAACGAACATACAAGAGAATTTTTTAGAGCCTTATCCAATTACGCAAATGTTAAATTTAGAAATTTTTCAGTTGGAAATAGTTGGTCAGGTTATAATTTAGAACCCCATAATAATGAGCCATATATTAATGATGTCGATAAAAAAATTCTATATCAACAAATTTTATTTAATAAAGATGACTCAAGAAGTGATTATGTAATATATCCTGAAGAATTTAAAAATTTTCATCAAGATTTAAATATTGTTTTATGCGAGACTTATCATCACGTTTTTTATGATAAATATGTTGGACCTAAAATTGCATATAACGTTTGGGAATCTACATTACAACCAGAAGATTTTTTTAATAAATTAAAAGAATTTGATGAACTATGGGTTCCATCAAAATGGCAAAAAGAAGTTACTATTAAACAAGGATACCCTGAAGATAAAATTCGAGTTGTTCCTGAAGGTGTTAATATTGATTTGTTTTTTCCTGAAAATGTTAAACATAATTTAACATCTGACGGTAGATTTAAATTTTTTTTAGTGGGTAGGTGGGATTATCGTAAATCAACTCTTGAAATTATAAAGGCTTTTTTAGAGTCATTTGATAAAAGTGAACCTGTTGATTTAATAGTATCAATTGATAACCCATTTTCAAATGATGGGTTAAAAAATACTAAAGAAAGATTAGACTTTTATGGTTTAAATGATAGCAGAATTAAAATTTTAAATTTTCCTTCTAAAGAAGAATATATATCAATTTTAAAATCTTGTAATGTATTTTTATCTTGTGCCCGTTCTGAAGGTTGGAATTTACCATTAATTGAAGCTATGGCTTGTGGTATACCTTCAATATATTCTAATTGTTCAGGTCAATTAGAATTTGCTGAAGGGTTAGGATTACCAGTGAAAATTATTGGTGAATTACCAGCATCAAATAGTTATTATAATCATTTTAATAAAATTGTTGGTAATTATTATGAACCAGATTTTGAAGATTTAAAAGATAAAATACGAGAATCATATCAGAATTTTGAATATTATAAGAATAAAGCATTAAATGAATCAATAATAATTGCTGAAAACTTTAATTGGGATAGAGTTGCTAAAAATGCTATTTTAGAAATACAAGATTTTTTGATTAAAAATCAAAATAATAAAAAAAATGATGATAATAAAATTTATATCTCGTATATTGATGGTCCAAGAGTTGAAATTATTGGAGATTATAATACCGAATATTATGTAGAATTTATTGATAAATCAACAGGACACATTTTTTACTCAGGAGTTATACATAATAATATGTGGATAGCTTGTGGTATAAAATATTATGTACCATGGCAAATAAAAATAAATAATCAGATTTATGATGAATTTTCTTTAGAAAATCAAAATGTTTTAATATCTATTGAGTCAAAATCTTTAGGTGATAATATTGCTTGGGTACCATACGCTGTAGATTTTGGGAAAAAACATAATTGTAATGTGATTTTATCAACATTTTATAATAGTTTTTTTGAAGGTTTACCAGAATATAATGATGTTAAATTTGTAACCCCAGGTAGTACAGTTAACTGTAAAACTGTTTATAAAATTGGTTGGTTTAAAAAAGATGGTAAATGGGATGATACTGATAGAAATAAAAACCAAGTTAATTTAATACCTTTACAACAAACTGCAACAGATGTTTTAGGGTTAGATTTTTATGAACTTAATTATGGAATAAATGTTAAAAATGAAAATATATCTTTTAATAAACCATATTTTGTATTTGCACCAAATTCCACAGCTGGTTGTAAAGAATGGCCGTATGAGTATTGGCCAATTTTAGCTAAATTATTGAATGAAATTGGTTATGATGTTATTAGCATAACTAAAAATAAATTTAATATACCAAACACAAAAAATATTTGGGGTAAATCTTTAAATTATGTTGCAAATATTTTACAAAACGCTTCAGGATTTGTTGGCCTTGGTTCTGGATTATCTTGGCTTAATTGGGCCTTAAATAAACATACATATATGATTAATGGTTTTTCTAAAGATGGTCATGAATTTAGTACAAATATTACAAAAATTTATAATGATAATTGTATATTTTGCTGGAATCACGAAACTTTTGTTTTTGATGCTGGTGATTGGGATTGGTGCCCAATTTATAAAGGTACAAATAAACAACATATTTGCCAAAAATCAATACAACCCATTCAAGTATTTAATGAAATAATTAAATCTCTAAATCAATAATAGTGACATTATATGTTTCACAAAACCATTGAGTAATTAAACTAAAATTTAAAAATGTTGCTTTTTCAGGGTATTGTTTGGCCATATCCATCCAAACATCAACCTCTTTTGGTGTTATATCAATTTCTTTTACAGATACCAATACCTCATCATTATAGAAATATGCAATAATATTAAACCATTGACTTAAATAATAAAAAGAAGTTTCTAACTCAAGTCTATTAGCTAATTTTCCATTATCAGTTATATAATTCTCAATTTTCATTTCCAAATACCTCCAATTTTATAAAATGGTGTTGCAATTTTCCAAGTACCCATAACATTAACCCAAGTTATAGCTTCTTTCCAAACACCACTAATTTTGACCCAAAATTTATTACCCGTTGTTGCGGGAGCTTCAATTGGGATAGTTTTAACTTCTATTGCAATATCACTTGTAAAAAATCTATTATATCTCATAATTTTCTTTAATTATAACATTACCCATGATTGTACCGTCATTAAAACCAGTTACGTTAAATATCGCTCTAACAAAAAATAAACAGGCATCGCTATGAATATTAGTTAATCCACCAACCATATTGCCATTTATTAAATTTGCAAATGCTGATGTATTATTCATTAATACACCTGAACTAACAAACATTCCATGACATTTTGCTAATACAATATTAATTCTATTTGCAGTTGCTAAAATTGTACCATCAAGTTGTAAACTTTCAACAGACCTAACTCCACTATCTCCTGCTTGCAATCTAAGAAATCTTGCACTATGTGTTGTTCCAAAGTCACCACCACCTATTGAACAAAATCCAGTTCTACCTGATACACCATCTTGGTTTGTATACGTAAGTGTTGCTCTTTGTTGAGTCCCAGAAGCTAAATTTGTTCCAGGTTCAACAATACAAACAATATTTTTATCATTTTGATATCTTGGTAATGTACCAGTGCTAAAAGTCTGTAATGAAGTACTATTTGCGCTAATAGCACCAACTTCAACTAACCTATCAAATACAATATGGACATTTGATATTGCGGTTGTTGAATTTTGATATCCTAAAATATTCAAAAATCCACCGTTAGAAATTAAAGGTAGTGGTATTGCTCCAACATCATTTTTTGTCATTGTTCTTGGAGTTATTGAATTATAAACCGTAGGTGCTGTTCCACTTGGATATGTTTGTGAATAAAAACCATCAATCATTCTGTTACCAATTTGACCTGTTCGAGATGAATATGTATTAAATGTATTATAATCTGATAATGTATTATAATATTCTGTATATGAACTTAATCTAAGCATATTATTTATTTATTAATTGTATATGGCCATTAAAACTATTAACATAATCGGCACCTGTTGATGCGTTGGTTAGATTAATTAAAAATGCTAAACAAGCACCAGATTTTATTTCAGGTATTGATGGAATACCTGTTGTTAAATATTGATTTGAACCTAAATTTAACATACTATCGCTCATAATTATTGGCCTTATAATACTAACACCAAAATTACCAGCTGTTGTTGTTGAACCATTTAATTGAACACTTTCAATACTTCTAACTCCAGTATCACCAGATGCTAAAATTGGTAACCACGCTGCAGATTGGGTATTGCCAGTGGTTGAGCCAATTTCAACAGTTGTTGTTTTACCTGATACACCGTCTTGATTTGTATATGTTATTGTTAAAATCCTCGCAGTTGTACCAATATTTGAATAAATCTCAACTAATATTTGATTACCGACACTTGAAGTTCCACTATATCTTGTTAATGTGGGTGTATTAACAGTTTGAACTGAAGTGGTATTTGCTACATAACCTCCAGAATGTACCAATCTATCATATAACATTATAATTCCATTATTTTGTGATATTGTTGCGTTAAAATTGGTCATCCATTGTTGTTGGTCTGAGTTTGGATTAAGTTGTTTTAATCCACCAATTGTGGTATTTGTGCAAGTTTCAGCACTTACTGGAATATTACCGCCACTTGGTGCACCATCTATTAACCAAAGACTTTGCCATCTATTTGCAGTTGCAGCATTTGAAATTGAAACACCATTTATAAATGGTTGTTTAATAAAAAAAAATGTTTGTGGTGAACCTGAATTTCCACCAGTTAATCTATTAATTATATCTGATAAATCTGTTAATTGTGCCATATTATTTCTCAATTAGTGATAAAACTCCAAATGCATCTTCAAAGTTTGATGCTGCTGATGATACTGCTGAATAATATATATAAGTTAAACATGCATCACTTTCAATTTTTGGAATTCCAGGTTGCCCTGTTGCAAAGTCTTTAATACCTGCTGACATTGATGGTAATACTTGGACTGCTGATAATGGTCTAATAATACTAACACCAAAATTTCCAGCAACACCTGTACCACCTACCAATATCTGTACACTTTCAATACTTCTAACTCCAGTATCTCCACTATATAGTGTACATATATAAGCATTACCAGCATTTTTAATTGAAGCACTTACACCAATTCTTGAAAATGAGGTTCTACCTGATACGCCATCTTGGTTTGTATAATTTATTTGTAATACTCGTCCTATGCCACCAACTTCTGAATAAATTTCAACCATTATTCTATTACCAACACTTGAACTTCCACTATATCTGGTTAATGCTGGGGTATTAATATTTTGAACAGATGTTATATTTGCATCATAACCTCCAGCATGAACCAATCTATCATATAACATCCATGTTCCGATTGAAGCTGAATTTGTTCCATATACTCCATGTTGAATTAAATATTTTTCTTTACCCGATGATGTTGTTGATTGCATTAATCCACCTGCAGTAGTATTTGTACAAATTGTTGCTGCAGTTGTTGGAACTTGACCTCTTCCTGGAGCCCCATCAAATAACCATTTACTAAAACCAACGGATGGGTTAACTATGGGTGTTGTTGTTCCTGACAAAGTTGTACCAATTGTCCATATTATATTTTCAGTTCCAGCTGATGCTGAACTTATTTGTATTAAATCATTTAAATCTGTAATTGCTGCCATATTATATAATATATATCATTAAGGTGTATATTGTAAATATACATCACCATCATTTCCACCAGTTGGTGCTGCTGTACCATATGTTATATTGACACTACTTGTACCACTACTACCTGAAGTTCCAGAACTACCACTTGAGCCAGAAATTCCACTACTACCTGAAGTTCCTGAGCTTCCACTTGAACCTTGTGGGCCACCAGTTGTTAGCGTATGCCAAAGGTGAGTATATGTATATCCTGTATTTGCTGCAGATAATTGAATTGAACATTCAAATGTTGCACCAGTTGACCAATTAAATGAAAACCCAGATGTACCTTGTATTACAACATTTCTAATCGATGTTGCGCCTAAATCTCCATTACCTGTTGTTGCCGTGCCTGCGTTATCAATAGTCACTTGAACAATTAAGTCACAAGATGTTTCAGAACTTCTAACTAATTTACCGAACATACCAACCGCTCTACCGACCGTATTTGTTGCTATGGTTCCTGTTGTGTCGGCATAGATTGTAGTACCATTAAATTTAAATCTTAATGTATAGCTTTGGTTGCTTCCAGTTCTGTTTAAGTATGTATCAGCCGCAACCAAATCTATACTCTCACCATTATTATTTAAAGTATTCGGCGGTATTATTTCACTAATTATTGTAATTTCTGCTGCAGAATTTGTAATTGTAACCCCAGAATTTGTATATAGCACTAATGATGATGTTCCAATTGGACTTGTTCCGCTTGTGCCACTACTACCACTTGAGCCCGAACTACCTGAAGTTCCAGATGTTCCTGAACCACCACCACCAGTACCAGCAGTAATACCTGTAATTATTAAAGTACCACCAGTAGAATTATATAATTCTAATTGGGATGTTGCACTAAAATATGTTCCACCTGTTAAATATACACCAGTAACTGCAGAAATACTAAATTGTGAGTTATCTGAACTAAATAATGTTAATGATGCTGTTGGTATATTGTAAGTACCACCAGTTATTGATATACCAGAGCTTCCGCTTGAACCTGAAGTACCGCTACTTCCTGATATACCAGAGCTTCCGCTTGAACCTGAAGTACCGCTACTTCCTGATGTGCCAGAACTTCCGCTTGAACCTGAAGTACCGCTACTTCCTGATGTGCCAGAACTTCCACTTGAACCTGAAACTCCACTACTACCCGATGTGCCTGAACTTCCACTACTCCCACTTGAACCTGAAGTTCCACTGTTTCCAGATGTTCCAGAACTTCCGCTACTTCCAGATGTTCCAGCAACTTGACCAACAGAAGTGATTACAAAAGAATATGTACCATTTTCGGTATAAAATGTTGTATCTCTATCAGTACTATCTAAATTATTAACATATAATTTGCATATCAACCTATCAGTAGGATTAATATTTGTTGTTGAAAATACTATTTCAATAACAGTTTCCGCAGGATTTCCAAAATTCCAACCAATTGTTTCGGTATTAGCTGTTAATACAACACCATAACTTGTTCCACCACTATTAGCTAATTCTAATGTCAAATATGCTTGCATATTTGTGTTTTGAGACTCTTTTAAATAATATAAAAAGAATCTCTGAACACCAGCTGGAATGATGTTAAAGCCCAATTCATCGGTAATAAATTGTTCAATTAGAACATTTTGAGTATTACCACTTACTACTTTAAATACTGTTTGTGTTGTGGCTGTTGTAGGATTTTCCGATAAAATTTTATAACCAACGACATCGCTATTTTCACTTAAATTGAAATAATATACTCTACCTGCAGATATGCCATTTTCACCGCTTGTTCCAGAAGTTCCACTACTTCCTGATGTGCCAGAACTTCCTGAGCTACCATTTGAACCACTACTTCCTGAAGTTCCACTTGAACCCGAACTTCCACTTGACCCTGAAATTCCGCTACTTCCAGAGGTTCCTGAGCTTCCGCTTGAACCTGAACTTCCACTACTTCCAGAGGTTCCTGAGCTTCCGCTTGAACCTGAACTTCCACTACTTCCAGATGTTCCTGAGCTACCATTTGAACCACTACTTCCTGAAGTTCCACTTGAACCCGAACTTCCACTTGACCCTGAAATTCCGCTACTTCCAGAGGTTCCTGAGCTTCCGCTTGAACCTGAACTTCCACTACTTCCAGAGGTTCCTGAGCTTCCACTACTTCCAGAGCTACCGTTTGAACCGCTACTTCCAGATGTTCCTGAGCTACCATTTGAACCGACAGCCCCAGCCAAATTTAATTGCCAAGTACAAAATGTTCCAGTACCAGTAATTTCAGTAACTATTAAAGTCAATTCTCCAGTGATTGAATTATAAGAGCTAACAGAACCTTTAAAATTACTTGTTGGACTATTTGCTACTAATATACTTTGACCTATAGTGTATGCTAAACCAGTATTTGCTGTTAATGTTATTGCTGAACTAATTGTTAATGAACTTAATGAAATACAGTTATTGGAACTACCAACATAAATTGGTGAAACACCTGATGTTCCACTACTACCTGAAGTTCCTGAAGAACCATTAACACCAGAAGTTCCGCTAATTCCTGATGTTCCAGAACTTCCACTGCTTCCAGACGTTCCTGAACTTCCACTTAAACCACTACTTCCAGAAGTCCCTGAGCTACCATTTGAGCCGCTACTTCCAGAGCTTCCGCTTGAACCTGAAGTACCGCTACTTCCTGATGTGCCAGAACTTCCACTTGAACCTGAAGTACCGCTACTTCCTGATGTGCCAGAACTTCCACTTGAACCTGAAACTCCACTACTACCCGATGTGCCTGAACTTCCACTACTCCCACTTGAACCTGAAGTTCCACTGTTTCCAGATGTTCCAGAACTTCCACTTGAACCTGAAGTTCCACTATTACCCGATGTTCCTGAGCTTCCACTTGAGCCAGAAACTCCACTACTACCCGATGTGCCTGAACTTCCACTTGAACCTGAAGTTCCACTATTACCCGATGTTCCTGAGCTTCCACTTGAGCCAGAAACTCCACTACTACCCGATGTTCCTGAGCTTCCACTTGAGCCAGAAACTCCACTACTACCCGATGTGCCTGAACTTCCTGACGTACCCGAACTTCCACTTGAACCTGAAATTCCACTACTTCCAGATGTACCAGAGGTGCCATTTCCACTTGTATTAAAAAATATTAAAACTTCACCAGGTCCTTGATTTATTACTGTAGCACCACTAATAATAATTTTATTAACATTATTTACAGTTGTAAGGCTATCTTCAACAGTTAGTGGACTTCCTCCGCTTCCAGCAGTAATTCCAGTAATCGTTATTACTTCACCGTTTTGTTGATATAATTCTAAAGTACTTGTTGCTGAAAAATATGTTCCGCCAGTTAAGCAACAATTTTGTGCAAGTAATCTCCACCTTGCGTTTTCACGTGTTACACCATTAATACCTTCAATAGTATTTGCGGTCCAAGAATTTATAAATGTTTGTCCAGCAGGTGAGTTATTTCTAACAACAGTATCATATGAATTTATTGTTACTGTACCAGTACTTGCAGTTGCTGCAGTCCATAAGGTTTCATAATTATCAATTTGGTATTGATAAATTGAATCTGTTTCATGAACATATACCGCCATACCGATTTTTCTTCTACCTGAAGAAAAATTATCAGAATTTAAAGTTATAAACGTTGGATTAAAAACTCCAGAACCAATTGTTATATTAATAGGTAATTTAACATTTGACCATTGTTGTAAACCAGTACCTGAGAAAAATAAATCTAAATCACTAATATTAGCAAATTCTTGCCAACCACCAACGGTAGAATTACTAAAATTTGTTGCCTGTACAGAAGTTCTTGGTACAGAAAACGCACTTGATAATTGCGTTGATGTTAATGGATTTTTATAAATAAACGGCATATTTTATTATATAATTATATTGTATTATGTTTTATTAACCCCTTTGAAATAAATATTATTATTTGTTGGAATTGTTATAGGTAATAGTGCAGTATTTGAACAATATAATACTCTATATTCACCAGTTGGTATTGTTGAACTATTGCTTACAGTAACATTTGTTTGTGATATTATTGGGTCAGGTGTTGCAACAGCATCAAATGAGCAAGGGGATGAATTATATCCAATTTCTAAAATCATGTTTTCCATTTCATTATTTACACAATCTAAAGGAATCCATATTGTATATAAATATTGAATATTTGGATTTACTAATGAAATTGGTACTTCAATTGAGCCAAATGAATATTGATTTACTGAACAACCAAAAGCATCATCAATAATATACCCATTTTGATTTATCCCACCTTTAATTAATTGTGGCGATACAAAATTTCCAACTGATTGTGAAAATCCGCTATATGAAATATATTTCGATAAAGTATATGAATAATTAATTGATGTTGGGTCAGCCCATGAACCAGAGTTACCAAATCCATACCAATCAACATTAACATCTGGTGTAATGCCATCAGCCTCATAATACATGTAAGAACCTAAATTAGTTAATGAGTTCAAACTATCTTGAGGCTCTGCAACAACATATGCAAAACATGTTGATGGTATAAGTGTCGGAGTTGGCGTAGGTGTTGGTGTCGGAGTTGCTGTTGGTGTTAAAGTCGGTGTTGGACTAACAATTTGAATTTTTCTACAGCATTCTTCAAGATTTACAAAACTATCTTGTACGTATATAAATACATCCTCACTTAATGGTAATATTACTTCACCTGTTGAATTTTTAATTGAAAATTGTGCTTTAAAAACTCCAGGGGTTTTAGTATCTCTCGCTTTGAAAGCGTATTGAACCCAATATTCATCATAACCTTTAGAATTTTTTTGAATAACAATTTGTGTAGGTCTCGATGCAGTTTTTATTATTTTTTTTTCAATATCAAACATGCTAAATAATATTTCAGAGTTTGATAAATTATCAAAATTATGATAATCGCTCCTACCATCTCTTACTATAAGCATTTTTATTACTGGTAATGTCGCATTTTTTTTAATATAAAAATCCATATTAATTTTAATTAATTATGTTAATACCTTTAAAATAAATTATATTATTTGAAGGTAAAGATATTGGCAATAATGTTGTACTTGAACAATACAATACAACATAATCACCATCAGGTATTGCAGCATTTCCTTGAACTGTTATCGGTTTTAATGATATTACTGGGTCAGGAATTGCGAACGTGTCAAATGAACATGGAGTAGAATTATAACCAATTTCTAAAGTTACGTTGCTAATTGGCCCACCAACACAAGTTGTTGGAATCCAAATTGTATATAAATATTGAATATCAGTATTAAATAAATTTGGATTAATCTCAATAGTTTCAAAATCATGTTTTGCAGTTGGACAACCAAATTTATCAAATATTATATTATTTGTTTGGTTTATTGCACCTTTAACTAATTGGGGTGATACAAAATTTCCAATTGATTGTGAAAATCCGCTATATGAAATATATTTTGATAGAATATATGAATAATTTTCAGAATTTGGGTCAGCCCATGAACCAGAATTGTCAAATCCATACCAATCAACATTAACATCTGGTGTAATACCATCAGCCTGATAATACATATAAGAACCTAAATTAGTTAATGAGTTCAAACTATCTTGAGGCTCTGCAACAACATATGCAAAACATTGTGGTACAATTGGTGTTGGTGTTGGTGTAATTATTGGAGTTGTTGTTGTGGTTGTTACAACAGTTTCACAATTTGGGCAATCATAATCAAGTAAATCGAATTTATCTTTTAATATTAAATAATTATGTTTTATTTCATCAGCCATTAATGGTTCGGTATACATTCTAAATTGTGATATTGCACCTTCAAAAGTTCCTGCAAAATTTTGTTCAATAAGAATATTTGTACTTAAGGCGGAAAATGTTGTTGCACTTAAAATATTTTCAGGAAATAATTCAGGGTCTTGTTGGTATGTAATACCACTTATACTTTCAGGTATTCCTGTAAAAATTAAATGATTATGCAATCCTTGCGTACCACCACCCCAAGAAATGTTAAAAGGTACACCAATTTGTTTTTCTTTATCAGTATTTAAACCTCTTGGAATAATTTCTTCAATATTATAAAAAGTGTGAAATAATTTCCCATTAACATAAATCTTTAATGTACCATTTCTAAAATCTTTTTCATTTAACCATTTTTCATTTAATTCTACAAGCTCAATTTTTTCATCAGATTCACAACCTCTTGAAATTTCTGGTGAGATTAAACTTATTGAATTATTTGCAAGTGATTGTAAAAATTCGATTCTTGTAATTAAACCTAAACCACCTTTATAAAATAAATCGCATTCTTCAAGGTAATAATTTCTTGACCAAACAAAATTTAATTGCACCCAATGCTCATTATTAATAAATGGTGGAAACTTTGTTTCACATATATCATATATTGAATTTGGTGTACATAATTCTTGTATAGTATAACCAGTAACATAAGTAATTCCTGTTGTACAAGTACCTGTAGTAACACAATCTCCAGTAAACCTTAAAATTTTAATACCTATTTGTGGATTTTTAGGGTCCCCACATAGTTTAAAAGATATAGCATTTGACATTGAATCAAATAGTGGGTCTAATTCACAAGTAGATTGTATTGAACCATTTTTTGAACAAGTTTCACAATAATCACAAGATTGACAATCACCACTTAAAGTTGTTGTGGTTGTTGTAATTGCTGTTAAACAATAATGTTCTCGACATTCCCATCCACAATTTGGATAAGACGGGTCATCACAACCACATTTACAAGGTAAATATGATTTATTTTCAGTAACTTGTAATTTTTCACCACAACTGCTGCATGAATAATTTAAATGTGGGTCATGAATATCATTATTTGATTTTGGGGGGTATACGTAAATACAACGTGAATTTGTAATTGTTTGATTACAACATGCACAAGTCTCTAAGGTGGTTAATCCACTTGTTACTCGATTATATCCTGGTAATTCTTCAGGCGAACCATCAGCATGGTGATAATATTTGTTTTCAGCTCTTGTTCCAAAATAAAAAAACGTATTTTTATTTTGTGGATATATATCATTTAAGGTATTTTGTCCAATCGCAGGAGTATATTTATTTTTTAATCTTGGTTTTAATAAAAGTTCAACTGTCCAACCACGATTCACTCTTGTTGGAAATATTTCATACTCATATCCAAATAATTTATAAAATCCTTGGTAAAATCCACCATACAATTCATGATATATACCAACCTTATCTTCCTGTACAGAAACTACATTGAATAACATATCCCCAGATAATCCTGAGAATTTAACATTTGGTGATAATGTATATCCTGTTACTTGATGTAATTTTAACCTTCTATCAAAAGATAATCTATCAAATTTATCGTTGTTAGATAATAAACCTTCAGTAACAGTAATACTTTCACCTGTCATATTTGTTACCAAACCATTATCAGTACCTGTTAAACCAATATCACATATTGTTTGTGAACTAAGACATGTTAAATCAATTTTTTTAGGGTTATAATAATTTGTGGAAATTAAATTATTATATGGATTATAATTATTATATCTAAGTACATACAATTCACTTGATTCTGGGTTATTTAAATCAAAATTAATTGGTAATTTTGTACCGTCATTTAATGCAATAATATTATCAGAAAAAATAACTTCTTCATTATAATCTCTCTCATCTGAGGCTAAACAAAAATCCATGATATTGTCTCTAAATAACAAATACCATTTAGGATAATTATATTGATTTATATTTTGGTATATCATTTTATATAAATACCTAACATCGTAGTATTTATATAAAAAAAAGATATGATTAAGTTAAATACTGAATATTTTTCAAATCCTTATTATTTTTTGATTGTTGAAAATGCTGAAACCATTTCATTATATTATTCTATAGGTCTTACATTATCAGAATCAAGAATTTCGGAGGAAAAAATCGATTTCGATAAAAAAAATGCTGAAGCTGTTAAAAAAGGTGTTTTTAATATATTAAAAGGTAAAAAATTAAAAAATAAAGAGCAAATAAAAAAATATTTTAAATCTATCGAAAATGTTGAAGGTGAACTTGATGAATTAGTTGATGCTGATGGTACACTATTAAATTCATCTATACCAATTTATGATAAAGGTTTAGCGTCTAAAAAAACAACTGACCAAATAATACCAGCAACTCGTGATGTAATTAATCCTGTAACAAGAGGATATAGAAAATATTATGGTGAAAACGCTGAAAAATCTAAAAAAGTTGTTCAAGAAATTGATTATTCTGAAGCATTTGGTTATGAAGAAACTAAAGAAATGAGTGGGGCGGAAACTTATGAATATTTGGTTAAAAATATGGGTATGACACATGAAGATGCTCTTGAGCGTACTAAAGAATTTGGTAAGGACCCTTATGGTAAAAAAACTAAAAATGCTCCTAAAGAAATTAGAAAATCTAAAGGTTTTATTGATAGAATGACGTTATCTGAAGTTGAAAGACAAAAAATGATAGAAATTATATTAAAAAAACGAAATTCTAATAAAGATATTGTAAAAAAAGGTACTTATAATGTAAGCGATTCAGATTTTAAAATTTCAAAAATTTTAGAAAAAAACATCGCAACAATTAAAAAAATGGCTGAAAAAGAGGGGTTAACCATAAATCAATTAGTTAGTTTAATTAAGAGTGAATAAAGATTTATATAATAAAATTTATACAGTTCCTCAAAATATTTTAAATAATTTAAGAAAATATTCTGGGAATGAAATTATTGATAATATTTTATCAAGAAAAACTGTTACATATCAAAATTTAAAAAAAATTAAACACAAGATGGAAAATGGTGAAACTGAACAATTGGGTGGAAATCAATTTTTAACTTGGGTTAATCAATCATTAAATTCTGATAGAAGTAGTATTGATTTAACTAAAAGAAATAAAATGGAAACAGGTATGGAAAATGCCTATTTACAATCACATGAAAAAAATAATATAAATGATTTAAATAGACCAACTAAACAACATTCATCAGAAATTTCTGGGTTAAAAGTTGTTGAAAGTCTTCAAAGAATAAACGAAATAATTTTAAAAACATAATTATGCCACAACAAGAACCTATTGATTTAACACAATCTGAAGATAACTTATTATCTGACGTTGCTGAACAAGAAAGAAAGAAACTTTTTCCTAAAAATGATTATACAACTAAAAATCTTTACTCATCAACAAATAAAGATGCATTAGCTGATGGTGATGATTTAGGGAGAGGTACTGGTAATTTTCTTGATGTTTACAACAATAATGCTGGAACTATTCTTGACATTACTGAAAGAAAAGATGATATAAAAATCAATAAATATAATCAGAATAAAACATACCCAGATTTCTAATGAGATTGTTAAAATCTGTTATATCGTTAATTACTGAACAAGCAACAAGAGAAAATATCATTGATGCGATAAAAAATCGTAAAGTGATAATCATTTACTATGATGGTGATGAACCTGGAGGTACTGGTTTGCGTGAAATTGAACCTGTTTGCTTAGGATATAGTAAAGCGAATAACTTAGTTTTAAGAGCTTGGGATTATGAAGGTGCATCACATACTGGGTATTTAGGCTCACAACCTTTACCAGGATGGAGATTGTTCAGAATTGATAAAATAATGTCATTTAAACCGACAGGGGATTTTTTTGATAGTCCAAGACCTGATTATAATTTTGATGGTGATGATTCAATGACTAATATAATTATTAATGCAATATTTGATGGTGTAACTTCATTGAAAGATATTATTGAAAATAATCTTGACAATATTATAAATGATGTTATATCTAAATATATGTCTGAATTGGTTAAGCCTTATCAAAATAATCGTGAGTCTCTTCAAAAATTCTTAACAGATTTGAAATTAGAATCTGCAGCTGAAGCTTATAGAAGAATATATTCAGAAATTAGAAGATATCTTGGTAGAAATTTAACACAAAAAGATATAAATAAATTAAGACCAATTGTATCAAATAAAATTGCTGAAATACAATTGGCTATTAAAAATAATTATTTAAAATAATATGATAAATGAAAATTCATTAATGGAAAAATTAGCAGTATCAAAAGCTATTATGGATAGACATGATACTATGGGCCGAGGCCAAGCAACAGAAACAATAAACACTCCATTACTTGATAAACCAGTTCTTGAAGATTTTTCAACCCCTGTTGCAAATTATAATATTCCTGAAGAATACGTTGCAACCAACACTAAAGATACAACTAAAACATTTGTTGTTAATGAAGAATTAATTTTAAAATCTAAATTACCTGATGAAATTAAAAAATTAATGATTCAAAACCCAATTAAACAACAAAATCCTATGGTAAATTCAACATCAGTATTGTCTGAAGAAATGGTTGAAAAAGCTTCAAAACTTATGGGAAATCAAAAAAAGGAAGTCCCAACAAGACAAGTAAAAAATCAATCAATAGTTGATACATCAGATTTAAGAAAAATGATGAAAGAGGTTGTTCATGAAGTATTAAAAGAAAATGGTTTAATACTTGAAAATACTTCAAAAGCTAATGAAACTATGATGATTAAAGTTGGTCAACATATTTTTGAAGGTAAGATATCTAAGATAAAAAAATTAAAACAATAATCAATTGACTTAATAAGTTATTTTTATTATATTTTTTATGTGATTTATTCACATAATTAATATAGTTTATTTATTTAATGTCAAAAATTAATATTTTAGTTTTACCTTCTGATAGAAGTGGTGTTGGGAAATTCAGGTCGGTTGACCCCCACATTTTTTTACAAAATCAATATCCTGAAGAATTTCATGTTGATATTGATTATAACCCACAAATTAATAATCCCGAATATTGGAAAAAATATCAAATAGTACATATTCACCGAAATATTGGTCAAGATTATGACAGAACTCCATCTATTTTAGATTGGCTTAAAAAAGAGGGTATAAAAGCAGTTGTAGACATTGATGATTATTGGCTTCCAACAAAAGAACATCCTATACATGAATTAATTAGGTCTAATAAGATTAATGAAAAAATTGTTAATAATTTAAGTCATGCGGAATTTGTTACAACTACAACATCAATTTTTGCAGATGAAATTCGTAAATTTAATAAAAATGTTATAATTTTTCCAAATGCGATAAATCCAAATGATTCACAATTTTCTGAACCAACAATTGAAAGTGAATTTTTAAGAATCGGATGGCTTGGCGGCTCATCACACTTACATGATTTAATGCTTTTAAGTGATTCTATGCAAAAATTGAATGAATATAGGGATGGTTTGCAATTTTATTTATGTGGATTTGATACACGTGGCTCAGTAACAGAAATTAATCAACAAACTGGTGAACAAACACAAAGAAATATTAGGCCAGAAGAAACTGTTTGGGTACAATATGAGAAAATAATTACTGGTAATTATCATAGAATTTCTAATGATTATCTAAAATTTTTAAATAGATTTAAAGAAGAAGATTATCCAGATATGTATAATCAGCCATATGTTAGAGTTTGGACTCGTCCTGTAACATCTTATGCAAAAAATTATTCAAAATTTGATATTTCATTAGCACCGATTAAAAATCATATTTTTAATAGAGTTAAGTCACAACTAAAAGTTATTGAGGCTGGCTTTTATAAAAAAGCTATTATAGCTTCAAATGTTGGACCTTATACAATCGATTTAAAACATGCATTGAAAAATGGACAATTTACTGATGGTAATGCTTTATTAGTCGATGAAAACAGAAATCATAGTGATTGGTTTAAATTCATCAAAAAACTAAAGGATAATAGAAATTTTGTTACAGATTTAGGTGAAAGATTATATGAAACAGTAAAAGATACATATGATTTAAATAATGTAACAAAAACTCGTAGAGATTTTTATAAAAAAATTGTTAACTAAGAAATGATAAAAATTCCAATTACTAAATTACTATTTATTGATATTGAAACAGTTGGGTTAAGTAAGAACTACCCAGATTGTGTTCAAAATCATCCAAGTATTGCTAATCAATTTAACAAATATTTTGATTGGTTTTTAAAAAGATTTCCTGAAGATAATATTAAAGATTTAGGACCAGAATCTTTGAAAGAATATGTTTTCTTTAAAAGAACCGCATTAGTTCCTGAATTTGCTAAAATAATTTGTGTTTGTCTTGGATTTATAACTAATGATAATAAAATACATAAACAAATTATTATTGGACACGATGAAGTTGATATATTAAAAGAAACTAATAGACTTTTAGATTATTTTAATGAAAAAGATTTTTATTTATGTGGTCATAATTTAAAGAATTTTGATATTCCAATGTTGTCAAAAAGGATGGTAATAAACGGTATTTTACCTTCAAAACTTTTACCATCATATGATACTAAACCTTGGGACTTTAAAGTTGTTGACACTAAAGAATTATGGCAATTTGGGTCTTATTCATCAATAAGTTCGCTTGATTTAATGTGCACAGCTTTAGGCGTAGAATCACCAAAAAATTCTGAAATTAAAGGTGATGATGTGCATGAAGCATATTGGACAAAAGATATGTTACATGAAATTTCACAATATTGTGAAAAAGATGTTCTATCATTAATTGAAGTTGTTAAAAAATTAAATAGTTTATCATGAGTGAAGATTTATCAATACTTGAAATGTTCTCAGATGAGAATGAATTAACTAACCTTATGAAATCATATGGGTTAAATATGGAAGATTTAGAATATGATATGGAAAATCAAATAAATAAAGTGAAATTAAAATATAAAACAACAAATGGTGATATAAAACCACCAAAATATGCTTATGAATCAGATTCAGGATTTGATATTTATTCTAATTGTGAAGTTGTTATTGAACCATTTGGTAGAAAATTAATTAGTACTGGTTTATATTTTGATATTCCAGAAAATCATGAAATTCAAGTAAGGTCTAAAAGCGGATTAGCTTTAAATATGGGGTTAATGGTTTTAAATTCTCCAGGAACCGTGGATTTTGGTTACACTGGAGAGTTCAAAGTTATTCTTTTTAATACTAATAATCATCCAGTTAAAATTGAAAAAAATATGAAAATTGCCCAGGCTGTATTATCACCAGTTTTATGTGGAAAATGGGTTGAATTAAAAGAAGTTAATGAAATTAGTAAAAAAGACCGTAATGAAAACGGTTTTGGTAGTACAGGTATATGATAACAATAATTTATTCAACACATAAAAATCCAGAGTATAATCTGAATTTTCAAGAGCATTTAAAAAAGACTATTGGTATTAAAGATTTTCAACTTTTACAATATGAAAATTTTAACCAATATTCATTAGCTGAAATATACAATAAAGGATTGTCAGAATCTGAATATGATATTATAGTATGTTGTCATAATGATATTAAATTGGAAAATGGTTGGGGTAAAAAATTAATAAAAGATTTTAATGAAAATCCTGATTATGCTATTATAGGTAAAGCTGGGTCATGTTATTTCCCAAAATCTGGCGTATATTGGGAAAAGATGCATCAAACTATGGTTGGTCAAGTATACCACCACCCATCTGGCTCTAAAAAATGGTTAAGTAAATATTCTCCTAAATTTCCATTTATAATTCCCGTTGTTACTGTTGATGGTTTGTTTATTGCGTTTGATAGAACAAAAATTAAGCATAAATTTGATGAGAGTATTGGGCGTTTCCATTTTTATGACCATGGTTTTTGTATACCAAATTATTTAGATGGAATTAAAATTGGTGTTACAACATCATTTGAAATTACCCATGAATCTGTTGGAATGCCAAACGATGAGTTTTTTAAATCTAAAGATAAATTTGTTGAAAAATATCAAGAACATTTACCAATTGATTTAAAACCAACTTCAGCATTTGCTCCAAACATTATTGAAAAACCAATAAAAAACATTGGTAAAGTTGCTGTAATAATTCCAACAAAAGGTAATATTGAAATATTGGAACAATGTGTTAAATCATTCTATGAACATTGTAACAGTGAATATTTTAATATTTTCATTGCCGATACAGGTTCGTCTGAAGAAGAAAAAGATTACATTAGAAAAAATATTTCAAATATTAATGGTGTTAAATTATTAGAGTATGATTATTATAATTTTGCAAAAATTAATAATGATGTTGTAAAAAATCATATAACTGATGAATATGAATTTTTATTATTTAGTAATAATGATATTAAATTATTAAATAATGTAATTTATGGTATGTTAAAAATTCTTAAAGAAAATAAAAATGCTGGTACTGTAGGATGTAGACTTCATTTTGAAGATAATACTGTTCAACATGATAGCATCTCAACGGTAATAAATAAAAATGGTAATTTATTAATTTCGCATAGAAATTTTACAAATTATTATAATTATTCACTTAATTTTAGTGAAGTTATTGGTAGCACTGCAGCATTATTAATGATTAGGAAAAATGTATTTGAAAGAGTTGGCATGTTTAATGAATCATATATGAATTGTTTTGAAGATGTTGAATTAAATTATAAATGTAAAATTATGGGGTATAAAAATTATTATGATGGGTCACTTGTAGCCTATCACTATGAAAGTTTAACACGAAAATTAAATCCCGAAAATAAAGAAAACGAAATGAAAGATTTTAAAGAAAATCTCATACCTTTTGTTCAAAAAAACTATAATAAACTAATGAATAACTATTTTTTTATTGAAAGATAATATGGAAACTATTGGAAACTTAATTGATAAATTAACAATTGTAAATCTTAGAATTTGGATGGCTGAAGATATTAAAAGAAATATTAAAGCAACTGATTCTGAAATTGCAAAAGCTACTAAAATAACAAATATTGCAAATCAACAAAGAAATGATTTAATTCAAGAAATTGATGAAATGATTAACAATATTTTAATAACTGGAAACCCTCAAAATTTGTATAAACAAGGATTTACAAAAATGTATGGAAAAGATTAATTTTATTTCTGGCGGTAAAACTGGGGATTTATTGCATAATATGTATGTAGTAAACCAGATATGCCAAAAAGAAAATAAACTTGCAAATATTTTTATAACGGATAATTTAAATTATGGTGGTGATAATTTTCATTACCAAATAGATAAAACTTTTAACGATTTAAAACCGTTTTTTGAATATCAAAAATATGTCAATAGTTTTAATATTCTTAAAACACATTTAAATACCTATGTTAATTTAAATTCCTGGCGAGGATATTTTTTATTTGGTCAAGTAAATTGGATTAATTTACTATCATCATTAAATAATATCCCACAATTGGCAGGTAATTGGTTAGAATTTGAAAAAAATAATTCATATTCAGACGTTATTGCAATACATAGAAGTACACATAGACATACTAATAGTTTTCCATGGGAAAAAATTGTAAATGAAAATAATTGTGTATTTGTAACAACAGATATCAAAGAATTTGAAATGTTTCCATATAATAAAAATGTTACATTAAAATTTTGTGAATCTTTTACCGATTTAGCATTAATAATCAATTCTGCAAAATTTTTTATTGGTAATATGTCAACACCATTAGCTTTAGCACACTCATTAGGAGTACCAAGGCTTGCAGAATTATTTAGGTACGATGAAATTTTTTATATTGGTGAGGAGAAATTATTAAGTAACTACTACTATTATTCTGAGAATTATAATAATTATTTAAATGGTATAGAAAAATATATAAAATTATGAAAAAAATATTAATTATTGGTGTTTTAGGTCAAGACGGTACAATGTTATCAAAAATTTTGCCTAAAAATGAATACCAAATTTTTGGAGTCTGTAAAAATAATTCAAACGAAAATAAGATACAATACCATATTAATAATTTTAACTCAAAAATTATTAAAAGTGATTTAACGAAGTTTGA